TACCGCTACCGCTGCCGGACGCGCGCGCGAGGGCGTCCGCTCGGCCGCCGTCCGGCGGCCGTTCGGCGTCCGTTCGGGTTTCCTTTCCGCCTCCACCGCGACGCTGTTCTTGAGCCGCGCGGCGGGCGCGACGTTTCGCGATGATGTCGGAGGCGCACTCCTCGAAGTCGTGGAGACTCCAATGGGTTCCGTCGTCCTCTTGACGCTCGTCAAGGAACCCGGAAGCGCGCCAGGCCGCCACCAAGCCGGAGGCTTTCCGCTCGTCCGTCCAACCGACTACGCGGGCGAACATCTCGGGCCGCAGATGCCCGACCTCGCCGTCGTCCGAGGCTCCGAGGCACCAGATCAGCAGCTCGTGGAGCTGTCCGACGGCCTCCCGGATCGACCAACGACGGGGGACGCCGAGGGCTTCCAGCCCCTCGGCGAGGCGCAGCGTCTTGGGGTGCGTCCAGACGTCCCCGTAAAGCTTCGCGTACGTACCGTGACCCTTCGAACCCATGATCCCGCCCTCTTCCGATGCCCGTTCCGAGGCTCCCCCGCGACGCTTTCCCGACGCCGCGGCGACCTGTGCTGGCCGACCCCTACGGGGGCCGTTCGGCGACCAAAGAAAAGGCCCCGCTCCGGCCGTGCGTGACGACCGGAGCGAGACCTCGGAAGCGGACAGGACGAGCGTAGGCCCGACTCGCCGCGACGCGCATGGCGTCGCATCGCCGGCCTCGCCACGCCCGGACCCGCCAACCCGGACGAGGCACGGCTCGCATAGCGACGCCGGCCCTGACGGGCCAAGCCTTCCTCGCCAAGCTGCGACCGGACCCGCCTTGCCGGACCCGACACGCACGGCCAAGCCGTGGCGCGCCTATCCGCGCCAGGGCAGGCCCCGACGTGCAAAGCCTCAACTCGCCGGACTCGAAAGGACCAAGCCAAGCCATCGGAGGTCCTAAGCGACTCCGCTCGCGTCGATCACGTTGACGATCTCGGCGAACTCCTGCAGGTGCCCGTAGCGGCGGCGCCACGAGACCATTTCTTCGCGCGCGCGGCGCAGCAACGCCGTGCGCTCGTCCCCCACCATCAGCGACGTCGTGGGCCGGTAGTTGCCCTCGACGGGCAACATCGCCCGGACGGCGACGGCGTGGCGATCTTCGGTCGCGATCGTCTCGACGCGGAGCGCGCGGAAGATCGCGCGCGCCTGCTCGATCCGGCGCTCCTGCGCCGCCGCGGCGTCGTCCCACGTGAACGCGCCGTGCAGCGCCGCGTCGCGGGCGCGCGATTCCTCGACGAGGATCGCCGGATCGGCGCGGCCGCGCGTGCGGCGGATGCGCTCGATCTCGGCAAAGGCGGCGTCGGCCGCGGGAGCGCCGCGCGGGCGGAACTCCCAACGGATGCGAACGCCCGAAGGCGCAGCCGCGGTCACGCGACGGCCTCGGTCGCGACGGCGAACATGCCGTTCATGCCGTTCTTCTCGGCGCGCCACTCGCCGATCCCGACGGCGAAGCCGCCGAGGTTCGCGAGATTCGCCACCATCTCGGCCGTCAGGACGTCCTCGTTGTAGGTGACGGGGAGGTCGACGCGCCACGAGACGAACTCGGGCCGGTACCTGAGATCCGCGGCCGTGCCCATGAGGCGCACCGGATCCTCGCGCATCACGGGCTCGCCCTGCACCTCGACGAGGTCGGCCCGCCATGCGGCGCAGTCTTTGGATTGCGGCGGCGCCGAGAAGATGTGGAGGGCTCCGCGCAGCATCACCTTCGTGACGTCGGCGGTCTGCGAGGCCGCGTCGACGATCGCGGCCTTGAAGGCAACGGCCGGGAATCCGTAGCGCCACGCCGCCGGGCCCTTCGCCTTCCACTCAGCGAAGTCCTTCGGCTTCGGTCCGATGAAGTAGAGGGCGTCGAGGAACTCCTGCTCGGGGTTGCAGGGCTCGCGCCCCTTGGGCTTCTTGCCGCTCTTCTTGTCGCGGATCGCCTGCTTCGCCTTCTCGCTCCAGTTGTGCATGATCAACGGCGTGCGTCCGACGAGCGGAATCCGGACGGTGCGGCAACGGATCTGCCGCACATAGATCAGCCCTTCGGCCGCCTTCGCGGCGGGCTTCTCGGCCTCGGCCGCGGTGCTCTGCTTCTTGGTCACCATGTCGTTTCCCTTCTTCACTGAGGAGTTGCATCGTTCGACGTCGCGCGCGGCCCGCTACGGCGGCCGCGGCCTCCGGAGCAGCGCGTACGCTGCGTCGACGAAGTAGCCTGCCAGCGCGGCGTCGGAGCCCGCGTAGCCCCACTGCCGCTCGACGTCGGCCTCAGCGGCCTTCAGGAGATCCGACACCCACGCGGGCGTCGTCCGCACGATCTCGACGTCGCAGCAGCCGCACAGGACGAGATGCGAGACGATCTGCCGGCGCGGAAGGTGCATGTGCGCCAGACGCATCAGGTCCGGCGTGGCGGCTACGCGCGCCGCGCGGGACAGGACCGCCGCGGCGAGTAGCTCGGGCGGCGCGTCGACGACGACGTAGAGCGCGTCGTTCGCGGCGTACAGATGCTTGTGCCGCAACACGTCGACGATTTCAGGCACGACGCGCCTCCGGGAACTCCCGCACGCGCAGGTCTTCCGGCCACTCGGACGGGTCGCCGCCTTTGCGGTTGCCAAGACGGACGCGGTGGCCGTCAGTCTCGGTACCGTCCGGCCAGCATTCATCCTCCGGGTGCGTCTCCGCGCACGTCGTGTGCTCGTCGCGCGGGACCGCGCCGAGCTGCTTCACGAAGCACGCGACGCCAGCCGCCTTGCACTGCGCGACAACCGCGCGGATCCACGCGACGTTGCACGGCCGCGCGCCGGGCCCGCTTTCGCCGCCGACGATGATCCAGTCGAGCGGATACGAGATCACCGCGTCCGCTTGTTCACGATTCGGAGCCATTGGGCCGTGCATGTAATCGCGGATGACCTCGTCTCGATTGAAGACGCAGGCCGAGAGGTCGATCGGTCCGAGAAGGGGTTCGACGCTCAGAAATCGCACCGCGGCGGGCGTCGCTCGCAGATGGTGAATGCGCTCGTCTGCCGCGGCTTGATTCTCGACGCTCACGCCGAGCCAGACGTTCGGGAACGGCCACGGTCGCGAGGTACGGCCGCGTCCCGCCGCGATCATCACGTCGGACGCAAAGTCGCCGCGCATGTCGTAGATCGCGGCGGCGATCTGTTCTTCGCGATCCTCCGCGGCGATGTACGCGCGCATGCGGTCCGGCCGCTTCGTGAGGACTTGGAACGTGTGCCGCGGCGCGACTGCCATCACGGCGAAGACGCGGTCGATCGCCTCGTCGGGGAGCGCCTCGTGGAAGAGGTCCGACATCGAATTGACGAACACGCGGCGCGGGCGGCGCCAACGCAGCGGCTGGTCGAGACGTTCGGGCACGAGCTCGACCTTTCCGGTCCAGCGAGGCCCGTCGTCCGTCGATCGCACGAAGCCCGCCATGTCGCCGCCGACGCGGCGGACCGCCTGCCGCTCCGCGTAGCAGTTGCGGCATCCCTCGGATACGCGCGAGCAGCCGCGGACGGGATTCCACGTCGCCCCGGGCGATCCGTCGTCTCCCTGCGTCCATTCAATTGCCGTCCTACCCATCGTCTATGCTCCGAAGCCGTGGAAGAACAGCTTTGGTTTGGCGGAACATTGCCCTGCGTGAAGTGCGGACAGTCGCTTCCCGCCGAGCATTTTCAGGCGGACAAGACACGTCCGGACGGTCGCGGCTACGTCTGCCGCGCGTGCCGGAGCACTCGCACCGCGGACGGCCCGCCGATTTTCGAGCGCAGGGATCACGCTTCGCGCTCGCGCGCTTGGTGCAGAGGCTGTCGCGAGTGGCTCTATTCCTCCGAAGTCAGAGGCGGCGCGTGTCGTCTGCATGCCTCCGCGGAGGAGCGTGCGCGCTACGCCAGCAATCCCGCGGTGCGCGCAGAAAGACGGCAGCACGCGCATGCGCGAAAGCGACGCTGCGATCCGATCGACGCCGAGACGCAGCGCGAGCTGATGGAGGAGTTCGACGGCCAATGCGCGTACTGCCGCGATCGGGCCACGACCTGGGACCACCTCAAGCCGATTTCGAAAGGAGGCCGTTCGCTCCGATCGAACGTTGTGCCTGCATGCCGCTCCTGCAACAGCAGAAAACGAGATCGCGACGTCGATTCGTTTCTCGACTCCATCGGCAACGTCGGACTTCACGAACGGCTTCTTGACTCTCTCGCGCTCTACGAGGCCGTTTGACCACGTCGCGTCCGTCCATTGGATCTTCGAATCGTCACCCACCGCCCGCCTCCTTCGCGCCCGCCGCCTCGCGCGCCACCTCGGCGTCGATCTGCCGGAGCCCGTCCTCGAACCCGACCGCGTAGTGGTAGGCCGCGACGGCGAGATTGCGGCCCGTGCGGAGCGAGAGGTGGTTGTCGTTCGGCTGCTCGGGCGCGGGGCCGCGCTGCTCGGGGTCGGCCTGCTTCCACGCCGCGGCGCGGGCCTTGTAGATGGCGTCGAGCTGCGCCGACGCGGCGCTGCGCAGCTTGAGCATGAACTCTTGGTCGCGCATCAACGCGACGCCGAAGTCCTCGGCGCGCTGGACGGCGTAGACGTGGGGATCGCGGGTCTCTTCGAGGACGCTGAGCGGACGGTTCATCGCAGGCTCCAAAAAGTTGCGGCGTGTCCGGGTTTCCGTGGCGCCGCGCCACGTCTGGAAAGCACATCGCCTTGCGCCGGCCGGGCCGCGTCGGCCCGGTGTCCTGCGCGCCACTGGAACGCGCCGCCGGCGGATGCTGCCGCTACGACCGCGGACTGCGGCGCCGCGGCGAAGCGGCGTGCGCGGGCGAACCGGACCGGCGGCAATCTGGTGGGGCGCGTCAAGGGAGCGCCTCGGCGGGCGCCGGGGACGGCGTCCGTTTGTTGCGAAACGGGACGTGGTGCTTGGTCCCGCGGATGAACATCCGGACGCCCAGCTTGCGCGCCTCGTCGTCGGCGAAGCGGTAGTGGGGCTCCCAGTACTCGACCGACGCCGGGGCGGCGAAGCGGCGCAGCACCGCGCCGCGGTGTAGGACGCGGCACCCCGGCACGTCGAGCACGACGTCGTCGGGGCGCTCCGCGTAGGGATCTTGGCGGGCTCCCGACGACGAGGGCTTGACGGCCGCGAGGTCGAGCGTGACGCCGTTGCGCTTCGTCGTCATGGGGCGGATCCGGCGAAAAGTTCGGGCTGGACCCCGCCGTTGACCGCATCGGCGATGCGCCGACACGCGATGCGAAAGTACGGCTCGTGGATCTCGACGCCGATGAAGCGGCGTCCGAGCTTCGCGCACGCGACGCCGGTCGTGCCGCTGCCCATGAAGGGGTCGAGGACCACGTCGCCACAGACGCGAAGAATCTCAGTGAGCAAGGGTTCGGGCTTCTCGGCAGGATGGACGCGAGCGGAACCGGAAACTGGGGCGACACGAAAAACGTCGGGACGACCGACGCCATCTGAAAAAATCGGAGTGTCGGACGTCCATCCGTGGACGATTAGTTCGTGGCTCTTTCGGAACTCGCGTCCCATTCCGATTTGCCCCTTGTCCCACACCAGAAGCGCCGTCGTGAATTGTGAATAGAGAACGCGAAAAACGATCGGATAGAAGTTCCCATCGCAGAAAACAAAGACGCGACCGGAACCTCGAAGACGCGACGTTGCCGCTCCGAGATATGCGCGCATCGCGTGCTCGACGATCGTTAAGTCGCCGACGTTGCGCGTGTCATCCCTTCCTCTGGCGACGCAGGTTGGAATTGCATACGGCGGATCGGTGACTACGGCGTCCACCGAATCGATCGACGGAAGAATCTCGATCGAGTCCCCGAGATACAGGACGTGCGGCCCGATCTCGACGCGCTCGCGGAAGTGGCTCATGCCTGCCCCCTGAGCGCCCCGACGATCAGCGTGCGGCGCGCGCGCGTAAGGGCCACAAAGAGGGTGCGGAGATCGTCGAGCGATCCGTCCGGGAAATTGGCGTGCGGCGGAATCGCGACGACGTCCCACTCGCGGCCCTTCGCGGCGTGGATGGTCGCGACCGGGACGAGGCCGGCGCGCGCCGCCGCGTCGAAGGGGTCGCCCTCATGGCGGTCCTTGTCGATGTGAACGAAACCGGGGCCGAGCATGGCGACCGCCGTTTCGCAGACACAGTGCTGCCGACACAGGACGGCCGCGGTCTTGTGGCGCAGCTCCCCGTCGAACGTCATGCCGCCGAGGTGCGCTCGAAGACGGTCGATCCAAACGTACATGTCCTGCTCGACCTCTACGTTGTCGCCGGGCTCGCCACAGCCGACGACGGCGGGCCAGTCGCCGAGCAGGATGTCGTTCGCCCGCGCCGCGATCTCCGGCCCGAACCGGAAGCTCCGCGTCAGCGTCGCGGCCTCGCCGCCGATCCAATCGAGCGCCGCCGGGTCGGCCCCGCGGAAACCGAAGATCGCCTGCCGCGGATCGCCGACCGCCATGACGCGCGACGAGCCCGCGTCGGCGAGCCTCCGCACCATCGCGCTCTCGCGCGGCGTCACGTCCTGCGCCTCGTCGACCAACAGATGGTCGACCGCCTCGTCGGCCGCGACCGCGACGTCGTCGAGCAGCGCCGCGGCGTCGGGGAGTAGACCCCACATCGGCCAGGCGCCGGAGCCCTGGAGGCGCGACAGGACGAGCCGTACCGCGTGGGCCGCGGGACCTTCGAGCGTCGCCCCGGCCTCGCGGCGCACGATCGCGTCGCGGACCGCCTCGATGCCAGGCACCTTGCGGGCCGGCACGCGGAGCGGCCCCTCGTAGAGGCTGCGCAGCGCCGCGTCGGCCAGCTCGTCGGTCGCGATCTCGCCGAACTCCTCGAGCCGCGCCGCGCAGAGGCGCGCCGCGTAGCCGTGAAACGTCGTGACGTCGACCAGCTGCGCGACCTCGCCGCCCAGCACCGAGGCGACGCGCGCGCGCAGCTCCGCCGCGGCGGCGCGCGTGAAAACGAAGACGCGGATCTGGGAGGGGTTGTGGCCCAGCACGCGGACGAGCCAGACGACGCGGGCCGCGAGGACGCGGGTCTTGCCGGAGCCCGGCGGGGCGATGACGCGGACGCGCGCTGCGTCGGTCTCGACGACGGCGCGCTGCTCGTCCGTCAAGCTCTCGAGGAGCCGCTCGGCGCGGACCGGGGCTTGGAAGGCGGTCATGCGCCCTCCTGGAGGTCGCGGAAGCCGATGCAGTCGGCGAGTCCGGCGGTTCCGTTGCGGCAGCCGTGCGGCTCAATGGCGTGCAGCGTCAACGACTGCGGAACCTCGATGCGTCCGAACAGCGCCATGGCGATGGACGCGCTCGTGGCCGTCATCGGGAGGCTGTCCGAGGGGTATTGCTCGCCGCAGGCGCGGCATCGATAGAGCGGAACGGTCTTCTGCGCCGGCTCGCTCATTGGCCGTCTCCGTCGAAAAGTCCTCCCGTCGATTGCGCGAGCGCGGCGTCGACCTCGCGCTCGAGGCGCTGCGCCTCCGCCAAGACGGCGCGGTCGCGGGACGCGAAGTACCGCTTCTGCGCCGCGCGCATGCGGCGGACGAGTTCGCGGAAGTCGTCGGGCGTCATGGCGTCTCCATTGCTTCGAGAGCCGCGAGGGCGGCGTCGAGTTCCTGCGACGCGCCGTCGAGATTGATCGCCGCCTCGTCGTCGATGCTGAACGAGACTTGCGACGACGGCCGGTTCCACGCCTCTGCGATGAACGCCTTGAGGCGCTGGTTCTCCTGCGCCGCCGCCTTCAGCGCCCGCGCGATCGCGAGGCCGACGGAGGGGTTCAGGAGGGCGATGTAGTTCAGGTCGTCACGCTTGACCCGAGCGGCGACCCGCGTGTCTTCGTCTCCCGGATCAATCGCGTACAGGTCGCCTCCGTGCGTCGGATTGTGATTGACCCACTGCCCCTTCGTCGCCTTCGCGGCGAGGTCGGCGATCTTGTCGGCGAAGCTCATGACGGTCCGCACTCCTCGCACTGGAAGCACGCGACGTATCGCCCGGCGATGCAGTCCGAGCAGCACTCGTCGTTGCACTCGGGGCACTGGATCAGTTCCGACGCGATGACCGGCTTGCGGCATCGGTCGCATGTCGTCTCGCGCGAGGGCCGATTGTCGGAACCGCTCATCGCCGCCCCCGATTCCGGCGCCGCGGGACGCGCGCCATGGCGGCGCAGAGCACGGGGACGAGGTCCTTCGCGCTGCGACCGGAGAGGGTGTCCCCTACGTACACCGCCCGACGGTTAAGACCGGCCGCACGAAGCACCGGCTGCACGACCGCGCCGACGTCGAACGCGGCCTTGATGCTGAGCGCGAGCTGTCGCCACTCGCGCTGCGTGAGCATCGAGGCGTTGGGCGGCAGGTCGCCGAAGAGTTCGGCCTTCATGCGCCGCCCTCCGGCTTCGCCTTCTCCGCGGCGCGGCGGGCGATGTCTTCGTCATGCGCGCGCAGTGTCGCGTTGACGAGAGACACGTCGTCGCTGCCGAGTGCGTCGTTCTTGACGGCGATTTGCAGGAACGCACGAAGCGTGTTGACGGTGCCAACCATCCGATGGAGCGCCTTCCGCTCCTCGTCGAGCTTGACCTGAAGCGCGTCGTGCGCCCGCGCCGCCACCTCGGCCGCCGCCGTCATGTTGGCGAGTTCGGTTTTGAGGAGGGCGATCTCTGCGTCTTTCGCCGCCGCGTCGTCGATGTTCGACAGCCGCGCCGTTGCGTCCTGCGCCCCCAGCGCGGCGACGAGCGCGGCTTGGATCTCGTCGACGGTTTCCTTGACCTGCCAACCGTCGGAATCGGGATGAGCGTCGAACGCATCGACGATCGACTCGCCGCCGACGCGGTAGCGGCTCCAGTCCTTGTTGACCGGAGTGGCCATGATCGCGGCCGCGGGGGCGAGCAGGGGCTTGTCGTCCACCGTCGTCAACCGCACGACGCCGCGGGGCAGCGGGGCCGTCACGGCGCGGCTCCCTGCGGATCGACGCCGCCGACGAACTCGACGCCGGAAACGAGCCCGTGGCGCCCGGTGACTAACGACGGCGCGCCGCCCACGCGGATCGTCGCCAGCCATTGCGCGTAGCTTGCGGTGCGCCCGGCTGCGGCGTCGGCCTTGCTGTCGGCCAGCCAGCGCGCCAGCGCCTCGGGCGTCTCCATGACGGGCGAGATCGGCGTGCCTTCGCTGACGTTCTCGTACATCTGCCAGTGCGTGCGCTCCGCCTTCGACCACGCCGGCATGTAGTCGTCGGGGTCGGGACGCCCTCCGCCGTACCAGTCCTTCATGCGGTAAGGCGCATCGGGCGGCTTCGGCTTCCACCCTCGGGTCTCGTAGTCGCTCACCAAGCCGTCGCGCCACTTGGCGTATTGCTCGTTCCAGTCCGCGTCGTGTTGAACGAAGCTGCCTTTGAGCAGCGGAATCCAGCGGCCCTTCTCGTCCTTCGGATGCGCCCATCCGGCGGGCACGCGGCGCACTTCGCGGCCCATCAGACGCCGCCCTTCCGCGCGCGCCGCGCCACCGCGGCCTTGATGGCCTTGTTGCCGCGGCCCCGGCGCTCGGGGTTGAACGACACGCGCTCGCCGGGCAGCAGCGGGGCGCTCGCCGTGGTGGTCGACAGGTCGCCCGCCTGCGGCTGCCCGTCGAACAGCTCCGCCTCCTCCTTGATGCCGTCGCGCCGGCGGCGCGACGTCGTCTGGATGCCGTCGCGCAGCCCCGCCATGATCGTCTTGGCGAGCTTCACGACCGCGCGGGCGTCGTCAGCGGCCTGGTCGACCTCGGCGATGAGCAGCTCGTGGTCGACTATCTCGGCGTCGGTCTTCGGGCGCGAGCCCGGAACCTGCACGACGAGGTCGCCGACGTTCTGCTGGGTGCCGCGCAGCAGCGCGTAGTCCTTGAGGCTCATTGCGCGCCTCCCGCGGCCTGCACGCCGTTCATGGCGTTGACGGCCGACATGAGGCGCGCCCGGACCGCGACGACGATCTCGGGCTCGACCTTCGCCCGCACGAGACGGTCGTCGGCGGCCTTGAGGGCGGCGCTGGCCTGCGCGGCGCCCTCGGTCGCGGCCTTGAGTTCCTTGGCGTGGCCCGTCAGGGCCTCCGCGACCTTGCCGATCTCTTCGGCGGTCATCAGCTCGACCAGCGCCGCCGCGGCCTTGCCGCCGAACGACGACGCCCACTCCTTCACCTTGCCGGGATCACGCGGACGCATGCTGGTTCTCCTTCTTCCACGGGCCGCGGGCGATCTCCTTCGCGGCGTCTTCGGCGTGCTCGATCGCCTCTTGGACGTACTTCATGACGATGGCGAGGTCGGTGGCGTCTTCGGCGAGGTCGACGGGCGAGAGCGGAACGAACGTCGAAAGCGCGTTGTTGTCGCGCGCGACGTTTTTCGCGGCATCGCGCGCTCTTCGCGTGGCGTCGAAGATCACCCTGACGAGGACGTGCTGAGCCATGCGCGCCGCTTCGAGCGCCCGCGGCACGGACCCGACGGCGTCGTCGAGCGCGTAGAGGCTCGGCGGCGCCGCGGCCTTCTCGGCCGTCAGCTTCGCCGCGCGACGCTGGATGTCGGCAAGTCGCCGCGCGCGGTTGCGCCGGGCCTGCGCCGCGATGGATTTACGCGCCATGGGGCTCGTCCTCCTTCTTCGCCGCCACGAACTTCTCGCAGGCGACCGTCAAGTCGTCGGCGGTGAAGATGCAGCCGCGGTCGCTCGCGCAGAACTGCTTCGCATCCGGCGACCAATGCAACGTCGCGCCGCGGTGCAGCGCCGCGAGGTAGACCTGCGCGTTGAGCTGCGAGGCCGCGAGGTTCTTTTCGAGTTCCTCGCAACGGCGCTGCGCCGCTTCGCGCTCCGCCATCACCTCGTCGCGACGCCGCGCGAGGAATTCGCATTCCTTGCGGGAGGCCCGCAGCGAATCGAAGACCTCCTTCGCCTTGCCCTCGGCCTCGGAATATGCCTGATCCCTCGCCGGGTAGCGGTCCGGGTTGTCGCCCTGCAGCCGCGTGAGGACGCGGGTCCGTTCCAGCTCCAAGAGGCTCACTTCGTTGCGCGCCTTCGTGGCGGAGCGCAGCGCGGCGTTGGCTTCGCTTTCCAGTCGCCCGATCTCGCGCGCCAGCGCGAGTCGCGACGGCGGCGACCCGTCGAGCATGGACGAGCGGACGACGTGTCCGTCGAGGCGGGGCGCGTACGAGCACTCGTCGTTAAGCGGCATGCGCCACCTCCTCGGCAAACCTGTGCACCGTCCACTCCGCCGACGCCTGCGCGGCCGAGGCCTCGGGGCCGGCGATCAGCACGGCGTGGAAGTCGCCCCGCACGGCCTCGCAGCCGCGGAGGAGCCGCGACGCGTCCTGCCCGTGGAGTTCCGCCGTCTCGATCATCAAGACGCGGACCTCCGGCGCCCGTAGCGCGATCACGGCCGAGGCCAGCGCCGCGCAGAGCAGCACCATCTCGCCGCCCGACAGCGCCCCGTCGCAGCTGCGCGGCTGCCCGTCGACGAGCCAGCCGAGGTCGGTGGCGTCGCGCGAGAACGTCAGATAGGGCTCGTGCTCGACCCCCGCGGCGCCGAGGAATGACCGCATCCGCGCGAGGATCGGTCCGCTGCGCGTGCGGAGGTCGCGCTCCGCGGTCCGCGACAGCGCCCAGTGGAGCGCCCCGTAGACCTCCGCCGCGGCGTCGGCCCGTTGGATCTCCGCGAGGAGGGCGCGCATCTCTGCGGCGCACGCGTCGGCGGCCTTGAGGGCCGCGATGCGCAGGTCGAGCGACTTGATCGACTCGTCGAGGGCGGCGAGTTCGCGGCGCTGCGCCTCCACGTCGAGCGGCGTCGCGGCCGCGAGGCCCGCGAGCCGCGCCTCCGTGGCCGCGACCGACGACCGCGCCTCGGCGGCGATCCGCTCCGCGACGCGGACGGCCGACTCAAGGCCCTCGATCTCGACCTCGATCTTCTGGCGCTCGGCGGCGTTCTGCCGGCGCTGTTGCGTGTTCGCCTCGACGGCGCGGCGATGCGCGTCTGCGGCGGCGCGGTTTCGGTCGTCGACCTGCGCCTGCGCGGCGCGGCGGATGTGGCCGGCTTCGTGCGCGAGGGCGTCGAGGCGCGCGCGGACGTTGCGGCGCCGCAGCTCCACCGCCTTGACGGCCTCGCCGTAGGCGGCCTGCGCGGCGTCGTTGGCGTTCAGGACGCGGAGGCATTCGTCGCGCCACAGCGTCTCGGCGTCGGCGAGAAGTTGGCCGCGCTTCGCGGTCGCGTTCTCGGCCTCGACCTGCGCGCCGTCGCGGAGGAGCGTCGCTTGGCCGAGCGCCTCCTTGGCGCGGGCGAGGGCGGCGCGGAGCGCGACCGCGTTGCCGCCGTTCCGCACCGCGAGGGCGCGGAGACGGTCGGCTTGATCGTCGGCGCCGATGCACGAACCCGGTCCGTCGAGCTCGTCGGCGATCTTCTCGACCTCGCGCCACGGGTTCTGTTCCGCGAGCTTGACCTCGCGCTCCGCCGCCGTGACGGCCAACTCGGCCGCGTAGGCGCTCGGCACCTCGGGGACCACGATCGTGGCCGCCTCGGCCTTCAGGGCCTCGACGCGCGCCCGGATCTCCGTCGAGGGCTCGACGCGCGGCGTCGGCTCGGGGTCGCGGATCGTCTCGTACTCGGTCCGGAGCTTCGTCGCCTCGGCGTCCTTCGCGTTCGCCTCCGGGCAATCCGGCGCCGGGACGGGCGTCGGGGCCGCGGGGTCGGTAGGGTCGACGATCGCCGCCAAGGCGGCGCGGAGGCCCTCGATCGCCGCCGCGGCGGAGCGCTTGCGCGCGAGGCTCTCCTCGGCCCCCGCGGCGGAGGTGCGGGCGGTCGCGAGCGCGGCCTCGGCTTGGGCGCGGCTCTCCGTCAGGGCCAAGTGGGCGTTGAGGCGATCCGCCCCGGCGCCGCGCCGCGCCACGGCGTCGTCGCGCTGTTGGCGCAGCGCCTCCTGCGTTTCGCCCGCCTTCGCGACGCCGAGGTTGCGCTCCTCGATCTCGCCGCGGGCGGCGCGCTTCTGCTTCGAGTCCGCCTTGGCGTTGTTGGCGGCGTCGCGCGCCCACGCGATCGCGGCCGCGATGCCCTCGGGCAGCTTGAGCGCCAGCTCAGACGAGGCGGCCCCGAACGCGGCGGCGCGGTCGCCGACGAGCTGCAGGCGCGCCGTCGGGTCGGTCGGAACGCGGTCCTCCTGCTCTTCGGCGTTGCCCTTGAAGGCGAGGCGCGCGACCGTGAGCCGGACCGCGAGGTCGAGCGCGGGCACGCCCGGCGCGAGGAGGCGGTCGACCCACTGGCGCCGTTCCGCGGGCGAGCCGCGGAAGAAGGTCCGCATGTCGACGTTCTGCGTCGCCTCCTCTTGGTCGCGACCGAAGCGCGCGAGGATGCGCTTGCGCGCCTCCGTCGGCTTCGCCTCGGGCGACCGCGAGTCGAACGTGACGCCGTCGCTCGTCAGCGTGTCGCCGTCGCGGCGCAGGCCGCCGACGACGTACGAGCCGTCGTCGAAGCTGAGCGTCGCGCGCACGGCCGAACCCGCCATGAGGCGCGACGTCGCGTCCTTGTCGCGCCCGATCCGCGGGACGAAGCCCAGCGCCGCGAGCGCGACGGCGTCGAGGGCCGAGCTCTTGCCCGACCCGACGGGGCCGACGACGAGGTTCAGGGCTCCGAGCTCGAGCATGCGGTCGGCGCTGCGGAGGCCCGTGTAGGCGAGCTTCACGACGCACCCGCCGCGGCCGCCGCCGCCATGACGTCGTCGAGGAACGCCGCGAGGTCGTCGCACCGCGCGAACTCGGGGTCGAAGCCCGGCTGCGACGCGCGGGCGGCGTCGAGCTTGGCCTTGAAGAGGTCGCCCTGCTCGACGCGGAGGCGGGCGGCCTTCTGCCGGAGCTCGGGGCCGCGCGGATCGTCGATGCGCTGCGCGAGGTCGTCGTTGACGGCGCGCCACGCCGCCGCGTCGGCGGTCTTCATCTCGACGGCGGTGCGGAGGCCGTGTTCGCAGCGCACCGCGACGGCCAGCGGCTTGCCACGCGCCTCGAGTTCCTTGTAGCGGGCCTGCTCCGCCTTGAGGTCGTCCGACGTCGCGGAGCCGTTCGTCGGCGCCGCCGTCGCAGCTTCGCCCGCGCCGCCCAGCGGTCCCGTGCCCGGCGTCGTCTGGATCGAGACGACTTCGGCCTGCCGCGTCACCGGCTCCGCGAGGTCGCCCTCGTCGGCCGAGGCGTCGAGCGGATAGGCGAGCCGCAGCGCCTTCTCGTTGGCGCGCTTCTTCGCCATCGCGAGCCGGTCCTTGCCCTTCGCGACCGGGTTCGTCTCCAGCGGTCCGCCCGCGAACGCGACGCCGACGAAGGGGTACTTGCAGTCGGCGCGCTCGACGGCGCAGATCCAGCCGATCGCGCCCTCGGGGACGTCGTAGTCCTCCCGCTCCGCCTTCGTCATCACGCGGTCGTAGGCGAAGCCGTTGAAGGTCTTCTCGCCCTTGTCGTCGCGGTGCTGGTCGGCCTTGAACATCCGGCCCTCGATCGAGACGTAGGGGCGTCCGCCGAGGATGTAGACGTGGTTGCTGGTCGGGTCGAAGCCCTGCCGCGCGCAGAAGAGGAAGAACTTGAGGCGCACGCCCGGCCCCATGGCCTCGCCCCACGAGAGGGCGTTGGAGGCGTTCTGCGAGGCGCGGAACAGCGCCGCGATGGTGCTGATCTGGCGGACCGAGTCCGGGTTCTTCGGGTCCTTGTAGAGCTCGAGGACGCGGCCGATCTCTTCGAGGGCTTGCTCGCCCGGGTCGTTGCTACGAACGGCGGTCGACATGGCGATCTCCTGTTGGGGCGGCCGAGGCCGCCGGGGTTTCGGTTCAGGCCGGCGTGAAGCGGAACGTCCGCGCGCCGGGCTTCTCTTCCGTGAAGGCCGCGATCAGCTCGGGCGTGGCGCCCGCCTCCTTCGCGACCCGCTGCCAATCGGTCTTCTTCGTGTTCGCGCCCTGCGTCCACGAGACCTTGCCGACGCCCGCGGCCTCGGCTTTGTCGAGTCCCTGCTCGGTCAGGAGGCGCTGCACCTCGGCCTTCGCCGCCTCAAGGCGTTCCTCGGCGTTCGCTTTCTCGTTGACGGCGTCGCGCAGGATCGCGAGCGCGGTTTGAAACGGGTTCATCGCTGGTTCTCTCCGTGAAACGGGCAGACGCACGAGCGGCCGCCCGGATGGCAGGTGCAGCGCTCGCGCGCCGCGCAGCAGACGTAGGCGAGAAGCGCGAACGCTTCGCCGACGCAGATGAGGGCGAGGGTCACGCGACGTCTCCGAGGCTGAGGAGCAGCCGGCAGAGCAGCGCCGAGAAGGCGACGTAGAACGCCAGGTCGAGCGCGAACCGCAGCCAAGGGCGCGACGCGAAGACGGCTTCGAGCCTTTGCGCGACGAGCTTCAAGACCGCTCTCCACAGCCGGGCTCGTGCGCCGTCGGATGCCCGCAGTCGAGGCATGGCGCCGCGGGCGTCGCGTCGGCGGGCATCGTCGAGACGCGGAAGCCGCGCGGGACGTTCTCGGCCGCCCATGGGTCGAGCGCGGCGTCGTCGAGCAGCCGGTTGCGCGGCTCGTCGTAGGCCGTCGAAAGGTCGTCGCGGAGAAGGCTCATGCGCGCTCCTTCGCGGCGTCGACGATCCGCTGAAACGTCGCGTGGTCGAGGATCGCCTTCGCGGAGTCGATGAAGCGCTGCGCGTACGAGCGCGACTCGGCGACGACCTCTGCGCGACGGCGCTGGCCGATGTGATGGGCGAGCCAATTCGCGCGACGTCCGCAGAACGACTGCGCGGCCACGAGGTCGGCCCATTCCGACGGCGAAACAGGATTTCCCGCCGCCTTCTCGGCCTGCGCCTCTCGCATCGCCTCGTTGGCGTCGATGGCCTCGTCGTCGAGTTCGAGGCGGATACGTTCGAGCGCCGCTACGTCCAACGCCTCGCAGGCCTGCGCGAAGCCGACAATCGTGTCGGCATCGAGCGGCGACGCGGGCGCGGCCTTCGATCTGGCGCGCGTCACAGCGCAAACCCCTGCCGCGCCCAGTTGGCGCGCCGCGCGCGGTAGTTACGGCAGGCGCGGCATTGCCGGCGGCCGTCCGGTCGGCGCACCTCGTTGGACGACCAAGGGTGGCCGCGCCGGCAGCAAGGGCCGCGGCGCGAATAAGAGGTCGATCCCGCGGCGCCCTTTTCCCTCGGGCCGGCGTCATGCGTACCGCCGCCCTCTTGCGCCGCGGGATCGGAGTTCGTCACGACTTCATGCGCCACCTCCCGCGGCATGGCCGCGATTCCGCCGCTTGTCGTTCGGCGACCGAGCGAGGGCCCTCCCGGGCTGCGCAACCGCGCGCCGCTCGCCGCGGCGCCGGCCGATGCGTCCGTCGTACGACGGGGCTCGACCGCAGGGGCGTGCTTCTCGCGCGCGCCGTCCTCGCCGCGGAACAGCCGGTCCGCGGTCCGGGAGAAGCAGGTCTCGGCGGCGAGCGTCTTTGCAGGCCGGTCGCCGGAGTTGAAGCGACCATTGAGTTGGGCCGCCGAGACCGTGTTGAAATCCGACGCGACGGCGGTCCCATCGCGGCCCGTCGAGGCCGCGGCCTTAGGGTTCGTCGCGTCGGCCGAGCCGCGCACGCGCGCGGTCGGAATAGGGAGCCCCGCCGCCGCGCTCACCGACCCGCGCGCCATGTCGAGACGCGGATCGTTCACGGCGACGGAGCCTTTGAGGTCGAGCGTCACGACGCCGCTCCGGGGATGAACCAGAGGTCGTGACCGTGGAGGTCGATGCGGCGGATGAAGCCGCCCGCGGAGAGCATCGCGACGACGTCGCGGACGCGCCCCAGCGCGACGCCGGAGAGGCGCGCGAGGTCGTGGACGTCGAGGCCGCCGACGCGCCCGCGGAGCGCGGCCCCGACGGCCGAGAAGTCGGCGGGCCAGCACTGCGCCTGCGAGAGAGGAGCCGGCGTCCAGGGCTCGGGCTGCGGCGCGCGGACGTCGCAGGTCGTGATGTAGGGCGACTCGCTCATTTGCGGGCTCCGCCGTCCGACCACGCTCGATCCGCCGCCGCGCGGGAGCGCGCGTCGCGCACCACCTCGCAGGCGCCGTAGGCCATGAAGATCAGCGCCAGCAGTACGCCCGCGGCGAGGCGGACGAACGACCAGACGTCGGACGCGACGTTGAGCTGCGAGCGCGAGAGGTCGTCGTCGATCATCGCGACGCTCCTTTGGAGATGCCGAGGGCGGGCGCGCGGGAGGAATCCGTGCTCGTATCGGGAGGAAGAGCGCGCACGGCGCCCTCGGTGTGGTGCGAGACGCGCAGAGACGCCCAGATCGACAGCGCGATGAGCGCGACAAGGATCAGGACGGCGCGGAAGGGGCCGATCTCGTCGGCGCAGCAGTGGCGGTTGCAGCCGGGGACCTTCATGACGCCGCCCCCTCGTCGTCTGCGCCGTCATCGACTCCCGGGAGGCCCGTGACGTTAAGGTTGAATCCGTCTTCCGAGACGCTGATCTCCTCGTAGTCGATCTTTCCGGCCTCGGGTCGCTGCTCGAACCAGAGACGAAACGCATCGGTGGGGTCGAGCGGATAGGCGTAAAGCTTCGGATCGAGCGTCAGTCCGACGCGCTCGTGAAGCAACGCGACGATGACGGCCGCGCGCTCCCGCCAATCGATGGCCGTGACTCCGCGCGGCCATGCGCCGCGAACCAAGCCGGCCTTCTCGGCGAACTCGCGCACGACGGCGTCGAGGTCGAAGTCCTTCGGAACCGCGTAGAAGCCTTTCACGCCGTAGGCCGAGTACGAACCCTCGGCGACGGCGATGTACTTGCGGTCACTCATGACGCCGCCCCCGTGAGACCGAGCGACGGCGTCAGGTCGTCGAAGCACCGCTCGACGGCGTCGCGCAGCCACTCGAGCTCGCGCGTCGAGCAGTGCGGCGCGTTGCGCTCGACTTCGCGCGTCCGCGTGATGGCCTCGATGACCTGGGGCGTGTTCTCGAGGCGGTCGAGGCAGACGATCAAGTCGGAGAAGCGGCGCGGCGTCGGCGCGACCTCGCGGCCGGCCAGCATGCGCGCCAAAACGAGCGCGTCGGGCGTCGCGGTCATGCGGCACCGCCTTGGGCGCGCAGCGAGCGCGACAACGCCTTGAGGTCGCGGGCCGAGGCGCCGACGGTCCAGCGGCCCGGCGTCCGTTCGACCACGGCATTCATGGCGGTGCGGAAGAGCGCGTCGACGACCTGCGGATCGAGTCCGGCGAAGTCGACCGTCGCGGGGTGCCGCACGGCGGCGCACCCCAGCAGGTCGGCGGCGCGACGGAATGCCGACATGAAGCTGTCGAGGGAAGAGGCCTTTGTGACGCGGCCGAGCAGCGCGCGACGCGGGTCGACGACGAAGGTGGGGCGCGGAAGGCCGGTCATGAGCGCGACTCCGGCGCCCAAGAGAGTCCACAGGTCGCGAGGATCGCGTCGGCGAACTCCATCGTCTTCTTCCCGAAGCCGGGAAGCGCGAAGAGGTCCGACCGCCGATTCGCCGCCAGTTGACCGACGGTCGCGATGCCGCAACGCGCAAGCTTGCCGTAGTCGCCGAACGCTCGGCAGTCGTCGGGAAGACGATCGAGCAGATCGAAAATCAGCGTCGCGCGGATCTCCGACTCGACGACGTTCGCGGCGATCTTGTCGAGCGACTTGGGCTCGCTGCCGAGCGCCGCGGCGAGGCGCGACTGAACTTCGTCGAGGCTCTCCTTGACGCCGATCTCGACCGTCGGAGGCGCGGCTTCAAGGAGGCAGGCGAAGGCGTCGGGCGTGCCGTCGAACGGCAGGCCGATGTAGACCTGCCCCGCCTTCGGGCCGATCGCGTGGACGTAGGCGACGGACGAAGCCGGAACCATAAACTCGTCGCCGTCGTGGTCCGCGTTGTCGTCGAAGCGGGCCGTGAGGCGGAGCCAACCCTTGGGCGTCGGACCGGTCATGACGCGGCTCCGGCGAGGGCGGCGCGGAGCGCCCGTTTCTTCGCTTTGCACCTTCGGACCGCCGCGCGGTGCGCCTCGGTAGATTTGCGCTTACGGCTCGGCGTTTCTGACTCGCCCGGCTTGGCGCCGCGCCGCAGATTCTCGGCCTGCGTGACCGGCGCCAGATGTGCGACGTTCAGGCAATGACGCACGCGGCATCGGTGATCCAGCACGAGACCGGCCTGGATCGGGCCGTGGGCGAGCTCGTAGGCGAGGCGGTGGACGAGAAGCTGCCGGCCGTCGACGTTGAGTTGCGCGTAGCCGTCGCCGTTGAGCGAGCGGGTCCACAGAACGCACCCGGAATCATCGACGCGCGAGCGTGCCGCCAAGGCGGCGCGAACATCGTCGGGGCGCGAAAGCGAGAGCGCGGGGCGGCGCACGGCTCAGCCCTCGTCGTGCGCGGCCTTCGCCGCCGCCAATACGTCGTCGACCGAAACGCCGAGCGCCTTCGCGATGCGGGCGCGCAGCTCGGGCGTGCCCTTCCATCCGTCCTTCAGGTGCGAAACCTGCTGCGGATAGACCGCCGCACGTCGCGCCAACTCCGCCCAATCTTCAATCCGCGCGTCCGCCATGAGATGACGGAACGTGCGCGCCCGCGGCTTGGTAGCCGTCGCCATTTGCAGTCTCCCGCGACGGTCGACGCCAGCTCGCCCACAAGCGAGAGTGGTAAGGCGTCGAACGCCGCGATCGGGTTTTCAGTCTCGGCGCGTCAAGCGCGCGCCGTCGCTATTCGCGGAGGTGGTAATCCCCGCGAACGGCACGAAACATACAGTCGCTTCGTCCTATTGCAATACCGAACCTAAATCATTTTTCGCGGCGCATTGTTGACCCGATTGTTCTTAACAATCGGGTCATCCGTTCGATCCGGATCAAGGGCATTGTAAGTCGCGACCGAGAAACGCTTAGCGGCGAAAGCCGTCTGGCGTGGTAACCAGGTCACGAGGTCGACCGCTGCCGCTGCTCAGTCTCGCGGCGCGTCTTCCGGGGGACTCCGTTTTTCGGTCGCGGCTTGCTTTTTTTCCGCCCGCAGCACCCTCCGCATGGCCCGGACGGCGTCGTCGGCCTTGGTGTCGAGGTAGTGCTTCTCCGTGAAGGCCGTCGTGGCGTGACCGGCCAGAAGCGACACGAAATGCAGCGGAACGCCCTTTTTTGTCCAGCTCGTCACGGCGGTTCTACGGAAGCTGTGGATCGTCAGTAGGCGGCCGTTCGCATCGTGGCGGTCGAGCCCCGCTTCGTCGAGGGTCCGCCGAAAAAGCCGGTGAATCGTCGAGTGCGACGCGCTGAGCCAGGATCCTCCGTTCGGCGCCAAGAGCAGGGGGCCGCGGAGAGCGTCGAAGAATTCCGCAAGATCCTCCGGCAAGACGACGACGCGCGCGCGTCGCGCCTTCGCGCTTTTGGCGGCCACGCTGAGGAGGTCTCCCGACAGATTCTCGTCGGTCAAGCGCGCGGCCTCGCCCCAGCGAAAACCGCAGCAGCTGAGGAGCCGCCAGTTCGGGGCCTGCGGCGCGCCGCCGTGCCGCTTGTCGCGTCGCGCCGCCGCGGCGAAGTAACGCGCGAGTTCCGGTGCCGTGAACGCCCGGGGTCGCCGCGCCAAATCCCCCTGTCGAATCGCCAACGGCGGCAGCTCCTCGAGCGGATCGTCGCCGACGAGCCGTCCGCGGCGCGCCCACGCGAACATCGCCCGCACCGCCGCGATCTCCATCTCGACGGTCCGTCGTGACCTCCCGTCGCGCAGTCGCTGTGCGCGAAACGCAAACGCCTCCGCGACGGTCGGGCCGGGGCAGGCCGCGAGGACGCGTTCGATCTGCTTGCGCGATTTGTGGGCGTGCGACGCACCGCAGCGCGACGCCAGATCAGCCAGGTAAAGCTCCGCCACCTCCTTGAGGGGCCGCCCATCGGCGCACCGCAGCGCCGCCCGGACGGCCTCCAAAACCCGATTCTCTACGGACCGCTCCCGATCCCCTGAATGGGGCCAACAACTGCCGTCCTCCATGAACGGGCTCCCGACTCCCCGTCGGGTACCGGAGCCGCCCGGCTCCGTGCTTGTGGGCTTCGCGGCTACGTCGCCGCAGCGCCATCATGACCCCCTTGGGGCGTCGCCGTCAAATCGGACGCGCAAAAAGCGCCGAGAAATTGCGGCGTCGTGACGCGCGATAGCGGTGCGTCGGACGCAAAACTTGACGGCCGCCGCCGCGGCACTACGCTCAATCGACACGCCGCTGGAGGGTTGGGTCGCGCGGCGAATAGGACAACGATGTCAGCCGACCAACACGATCATCGTCTCGGCGCCGAGGCCGAGCCGCCGCGCCTCTCGTGGGTCTACCGTCTCGACGCCGCGATCCTGCGGGGCTTTCTCGCGACGGTCCGCGGCCTCGCGGCGCCGTTCCGCTTCGTCGCCGCGCGCCATGCCGCCCGCCACGCATGGGATGGCGTCGCGGTCGCGGACTGCCGGACCTGCGGCGGCGGCAAGCTGCGCCGCGAAACCGTCTATCCGCTCGGCGCGGCGGGTCGCTTCGGCGGGTGGTTCTTTCGGATCCTTGGCTCGATCAACTTCTGCCTCGCGATCCTCTGCGGCGCCTGCGCCTTCGCGGGCCGCGGCGCGCTCGGGCTCGGCGCGGCGCTGATGTTGCCATCGGCCCTCTGGACGTTCGGCTTCGGCCTCGCGCTCTGGTTGCCCGGCTATTGGCTGTCGCGGGCGCGCGCCCGCCTGAAGTGCGACCACTGTCTCGCGATCACGCCCGCCGCGACCGTCTAACCTGCCCCATGCACCACCGCCGCCAAAAGCGCCGCGCGCGCCAGCTCCGCCGGGACCTCGCCCGCTTCGGCCTCGCGACCGAGGATCTCGGGGAGGCGTCGCGGCGCGTCTGCGCGGCGTTCGCCGATTTGCTGCGCGCGACCGCCAAGACGGCGCAGGGCATCGGTCGCGGCCCACGGATCGACCGTAGCCGCCTAAAGTTCCTGCACGCCGACACGCTCGGCGGCCCCTGGGAGGAGTGGCGCGGCGGCCAGCAGCGGAGCGTCGTGATACCGGTCGTGACCGAGACGGGCGCGACCGACGACGTCACGATCAAGGCGCAGATGATCTGCGATGGCTGAGGCGCGGCTGCTCGGCGGCCCCTACGCGGGCGCGCCGGTGCCGGACCCCTCGGTGGCGGCCTACGTCGTCGCGGAGGCGGGCCGCGGCTACGCGCGGCTGATCGCCGCCGCGGCGGCGCCGCGGGCCGCCTGCTACGTCGCGACGCCGCGGGGCCACGTCTGGCACGAGTGCGTCTTCGACGCGCGGGCGTTCGCCGTGGGGCTGGCGGAGGCCGCTACGTCGGACGCCGCGCCTTCATCGCCGACGCCATCTTGGCCGCCACGAACTTGATCGCCAGCGGGGCCGTGGTGCCGTCGTTGCGGCAGAGGCCGTTACGCCGCAGCGCCGGTCCGAACTGCCGCGCCTGAAGCTCCGTCACGCCCGCGGCCTCGGCCCACGCGCGGACGCTCCGGTCGTCGAGCGCAGGCCACGCCATGGCGAGCCGCAGCGACACGGGGTCGTCGAGGAAGACGAGCTTCGACGGGTCGATGTCGTGGGGGGGGTGGGGGGGGGGGCGTCATTCGATGCCCCGCTGCTCCGCCACCTCGGCGAAGGTCGCGGTCGTGCCGTCGAGGACGGCCTTCTGGCCCGTCGCTTTTTCCCACCTGGAGACTATGACGTCGACGTAGGCCGGGTCGAGCTCGAGGCCGAAGCACGCGCGACCACAGCGCTCCGCCGCGATGACGGTCGATCCGCTGCCGAGGAACGGATCATAGACCTCGTCGGCGTCGTGGTTCCGCATCGGGCGAGCCATGCATTCGATCGGCTTCTGCGTGCCGTGCCCGGTATCGCAGGCGGGATTCTGGATCGACCAAACCGTCGACTGTCGGCGACCTCCGTCCCAAGCCGCCGGGCAACCGTCCCGCGCCGCGTAGTCGACCAATTCATGCTCCGGGTCGAAGCGCCAACGGTCGTCTCCGCCGTGGTCCGCGACAAAGCACGGCTCGTGAGCCCAATGGTAGTGGCCGCGCGAAATCACGAGCCTCGGCTTCACCCATACGATCTGCGCGCGGACCCGAAACCCGCATGCCTCCAGCGACTGCGCGACCGTGGCGGCGTGCAGCCCGCCGTGCCAGACGTAGGCGACGTCTCCGGAAAAGTTCTTCCACGCCGCGCGCCAATCTGCGCAGTCGTCGTTGCGCACCGCTCCGCGGAGCGTCTCGGTGAGTCCCGCTCGCGCGCGCCAGGTCGGGTCGTACTCGACGCCGTAGGGCGGGTCCGTGACCATCAGGAACGGCTTCGCGCCGGCGAGCAACCGGCCGACATCCTCCGCGCGCGTCGAATCGCCACAGAGCACGCGATGCTTCCCGAGCAGCCAAAGATCGCCGAGTCGCGACGTCGGATGCGCCGGACGCTCGATCGCGGCGTCGTCATCGATCAACGGATCGCGCAGCCCCGCCTCGCGCAACAGGCGATCGACTTCGCCATCGCTAAACCCGAGGGCCGCGAGGTCCGCGTCATCCTCCAGCGAATCAATGATCTTCGCCAGCGCCTCGCTATCCCAGCCGGCCAGCTCCGCCGTCCGGTTGAGCGCCACCCCCAGCGCCGCCGCCTGCGCGTCCGAGACCTCGACGTCCACGACGTCGGCCTCGGTCCAACCGAGCGCCCGCATGGCCTCGAGGCGGCCGTGGCCGGCGATCAGGCGCCCGTCCGACGGACGCACCACGAGGGGCTCGACCTGGCCGAAGCGCTCGAGCGAGGCGCGGATCGCCGCGACGTTGGTCTCGTCGTGCGTGCGCGCGTTCTGCGGGTCGGGACGAATCGAGGCGATGGCGACGCGACGAAGTACCAGCGTACTCATGGGGGCTCCGTTGAGGGGGGCGATCCCGACGCGCCCACGCCACAGCGCGCAGCCGTGGCCTCGCGGGACGCGCGCCGGGACCGCTCAGTTTCGTTTCGCCGTCCCGACGCCGACGGCGTGGCCGCCGACGAGGAACGTGATGAGCATCGAGCCGACGTCGCGTTCGCCGTGCAGGACGAGCCCGACCGCGGCGGCGAGGTAGGCGAGGTTCATCACCATCTCGCGCGCGGTCATGCCGCGCGCGGCGCGCGCCTTCTTGGCGACCGGAAGCGCGATGAGCTTGCCGGGCGCGTCGGCCGCGGCGGGTTCGGTCGTGGCGTCGCTCACAGCCCGAAGATCCCGAGGAGCTTCTTCGCGAACCCGACGCCGTTGACGAGCTGCGCGTCGGCCCGCTCGAGCTTCGCCACCGTGTCGGCGACCTGCGCGTCCGTGAGGGGCGATGACGGCCCGCGCGCGATCAGGTCGTCGGCGGGGAGCTGAATCGCGTTGAGGGCCGCCGTCACCTCGGGCGGCACCCACGCGCCGGCGGTGCCCTCTTGCGCGCGGAACTTCAGTAGGACGGCCGCCGCGGCCGCGGCCTCCGCGTTCGTGATCTTGCTCATTGGGCGTGGGTCCCTTCGACGCCGCGCGTCTCACGGTCGCGCGTGCGCTGGTCCAAGGCTTCGAGCGCCGCCGTGAGGCAGCGAAGCGCGTCGGCGTTGGCCTCGCAGGCGAACTCGCCGCGCTGGTAGTGCATGAGACGGTCGCGCGCCGCGTCGATGACGTCCTCGACGAAGGCCCCGTTGGGCTCTTTGCGCTCGGCGCCGCGGCCGAGCGGGCCGCGCTGCCACGCGATCGTGAAACCGCGCCCGACCGTCACGCCGCCCGCTGGCTTCCCTTGGGCGTCGACGTCGTGCGCCGCGAAGAAGCCGACCCTCACGGCGCGCCCCCCTGGGGCTTCGTCGCCGTCGTGACGCCGAGCGAGGCCCCGACGTCGTTGAGGAACCGCGCGAACTCCGAGTTGGCGTTCGCGTACGAGTGCAGCGCCGCGGCGAGCCGTTCCTGCTGCCGCGCCTTCGGGTCGTCGAGCCAGAGCTTCAGCTCGGCGTCGAGCTGCGCGTTGATGGCCGCCCGCTTCGCCGCGATGGCGTCGCGCGTCGCCTTCAGGGATGCGCGCTGGTCGGCGAGCAGCTTCGCCACGTCGTCGGGCGCGACGAACGGTCGCGACGCCGCGGCGGGGCGCGCGTCGCCGCCCTCGGGCGCCGGTGCGCCGGGGTCCGTCGTCGCAAGGACGGTCCGCTTCGTGATCTCGGCCGCGAAGTGGGCCTCGATCTCGCGCGTCCCGATTTCGGCGATGAGGTCGAGCTCGCGCTCGAGCGCCGCGCGCTGACGGGCATCGACCGCCATGACGAAGGCCCGCTGCTCCTCGTTGCGCGCCGTCACGAGCTGCGCGTTCTGGTCGGCGGCCGCGAGCGCGAACTCGTGCCGCGCCACGTCGGCGGCGCAGCCCGCGCAGAGGACCACGGACCACGCCGTGAACCAGAGCGCCAGCCAGCGCCACGACTTCTTGATGATGTTCATGAGGACTCCTTGAAAGACGGCCGCGGGCGGGCGCTGTCGGCGACCCGCAGGAGAGAGACGGATTTTGCGGCCCGTTTACGATTAATCCGGCGGCAGATCGGAGATGCGCGGCGGCGCGACGTCGTAGCCGTCGCAGACGTAGAACCCGGCCGCGACCTCGCGGTTGAAGGCGTCCTGCCGGCGCCATCGCGCCTCGCGGCCGCGCTCGCGCACCGCCTCGTTGTCGCGCTCGTGCTTGCGCTCACGGCGTTCCTCTCGCAGCGCCGCGCAGGCGACGGCGAGCCCTGCGGCCGCGAGCAACACGGCCGCGCCCGACAGCGCCATGTCCCACGACAATCACCGCACCGCCTTGTCGAGCGCTGCCTCGCGGAGCGCCTCATGGACCGCCGTCTTGACCGCGGCCCCGATGGCGGGCGGCGCGTTCTTGATCGCCTCGGTCTGGCGGTCGATCGCCGGGACGATCGACTTCATGCCGAACTGCACGATCCAGACCAGGAGCCCGACCAAGATCAGGACGACGACCCACAGCAGCGCCGAGGCTCCGTGGTCCTGCGGGACGGCGCCCGCGAGATGCGCGACCGTTTCCATGCTGCGCGACTCCGCGTTTTGGGGGAGGTGGATCATCGGCGCCACCGCGTGCGGCGGGCTCCGGCCCAGTAGCTGGCTCCGGAGCGCTTCTGCAGCGCCCCGATCTCGACCCCGACCGAGGCGTTGCGGTCGCGGCCGTTCGCGTCCTGTAACCACTCGGCGATCGAGAGCCCGGAGAGGTCGGCCCCGTTTCCGATCAACGCCGAGCCGGAGTCGGGCATCCAGTCGTCGGTCGCCGTCGGGGCCGACCCGCCCTTGATGTTCGTGCCGCCGGTCTGCGGCCCGATCGTGTCGAGCGTGAGGCCGCCGATCGTCAGCGCCTGCCACTGCGCGAACGTCTTCAGCGAGGCGGTGTTCGACTGGTAGAAGAGCGCGAGGGCGGCGATCGATCCGCCGGAACCGATGCCGTAGTAGTTGTTGCCCGTGACCATCGAGGTCTGCGCCGACGTCGAAACGACGATGAAGGGCGCGGTCCCGTCGGAGATCGTGGCGTTGTTTTTGAACGTCAGCGTCCCGGTGTGGCCGCGGAACGACCAGCCGTGCACGTTCGTCGAGACGAGCGACGTCGCGGCGGCGCCGCGCGCCGTCACGCTCGTGTTGTTGATGTAGATCGCGGTCCCGGAGCCGCTGATCGAGAAGTTCGCCTTACCGGTGCCGGAGTCGAGCGGAGAGTTGACCGGCGCGACGCACATGCAGCCGAAGACCGTGATGCTTCCGCCGCTCGTCTGGTGGAACGCGCTGCCGCTGATCTCCGAGGCGACGATGTTCCAGACCCGCGTCGTGTTCGCGGTGTTGACGAACGCGACCGCGCTCTGAGAACCCGTCGTGATGGTCGAGTTCCAATAGTCTCCGTAGCACTTGCCGTGGTGCGTGTAGCCGTCTCCGCCGCCGAGTCCGATGCCGCGCGACGACGGGCCGGCGGGCGTGTAGTAGGACTGGACGCCGTCCGGGTCGTAGCCGCCGTGGTCCATCGTGTTGTCGTGCGCCAGCGTCTTGACCCAGCCGTCGGCCGGAATCGCGGTCCCTCCGCTGCCGCCGTAGACGCCCGACGTCGACAACGCGACCGTGAAGGTGTTGGTCGTCGTCGCGGTGATAAGCGCCGCCTGACCGTCCAATCCCGTCACGCCGTTGGCGGCGAAGCCGGTGAAGTTCGCGATCCGCTGTCCGACCGTGTAGCCGTGGCTATTGGCCGTCAGCACCGTCGTGGCGCCGACCGAAACCGCCGTCACGGCCTTCGACGTCGAGGTGTTGCCCTGCGCGTTGATGTGGTCGTTGCGGTTGTAGGACAGGATGTTGTTCGCGAACGAGATCGACGACTCGCCGGTCGAGACCGTGTCCTGAAAGCCTGTCCCGTGCTGGTTGTTGTGGTGGATGTAGCAGCCGCTGACGAGCACCCCGGTCGTGACCGAGTCCGGGCTCGCGGCGCATTGCACGCCCGCGCTTCCTTTCGAGATATCGAGGTTGAGCACCGACGCGCCGTTGCTGCCCTTGATGTAGACGACGTTCTTCTGGTGCTCCCAGTGCTGCGTCGTCGCGGTGCCGGCCGTCCAGGTGCCGGTGCTCGTCAGATTGACGACGAACGTATTGGTCGTCGCCGAGACGATGTAGCCCGCGTTCCCGTCAAGGCCCGTGATGCCGCGAGCGGCGAATCCGCTGAAAGACTCGATCCACTGACCTGCGGCGCGGCCGTGCGAGTTGCAGGTCAACGTCGTGGTGGCGCCCGCCGTCACGCTCGTGATCGTCAGCGACCTGAGGGGACACTGCACGTAGGGACGCCCCGTGCCTCCGTACGACGTCACGGTGACGTTGGAGTAGGCGGCGGGCCACTCGAGCACGCCGTTGCTGCCGGGCGTTTCGTCCGTGAAGCTGTCGCCCGCGTAAAGCGCGACGGTGTCGCCGTTCGCGTTGACGAGCGCCATCGCGGACCGGCAGTTCTTTTTAGGCCCCGTCGTGCCGCTGACGAAGTACGGCTGCGTGCCATCCCACGCGTCGTTGCCGAGGGACTTCGAGGCGTACCAGGTGCTGCTCATGACGAGGCTCCGCAACGACAGGCGCAAAGCCGCGCGCGCAGCGCGGCGCATTCGTCTTCGCGGGCCTTGAGGGCCGCCCGCAGTCCTTCGAGCTCGCCGCGGTCGACCTGATCCTGCGAGAGGTGGCCGCGGTAGAGGTCGCGCTGTTCCACGACTTCGCCGAAACGGCGCGCGTGCTCCATTTCGCGTCGGATCGTGTCGCGGCGCGCGTGCTTGAGCTTTCGGGCAAGTCGTCCCGGGTTCACGTCGCGCCCTCGGCCTGCGCCAGGATCCACCGCGCCAGCGCCAACCCCTCGGCGGCCGTGCAGACGACGCGGAACGGCGGCGTCGCGTCCTCGGGGTCGGTGGGCTTGCTCGACAGCCGCAGGCTCCCGACGTCGCCCTCCGAGGCGGTCGTGAAGAACGCCGCGATCTCGCGCGGCCCGTCCTGCTTGACGATCATCATCGCGTCGGCCATTGGGACCTCACGTCAGCTCCGTCTTCGTGTAGATCAGCATCGCGCCCAGGAACGCGACCGAGCCCGCGAACGTGTCGTTGGCGTTGCCCGCCTGCGCGTCGCGCGAAACCACGCCCTTCACGTAGTCGACCTCGGCCGTGAGCATGTTGGCCGAGATCGCCCCCGTGATTTTGATGTAGACGTCGTCGCCGCTCGAATAGCCGGTGACGGTCAGGGCCTGAGACGACGACTCCGAGGAGCCCGCCGAGGCCATCGCCTCGTCGCGCGTCACGGATCGGTAGGTGAAGCCGAACTCCACCTTGTCGCCCGCGCTCGGCGCGCCGCCGAGGCGCCCGTGAATGCAGACGTCGCAGGACGCCGTCGCCTTAAGGTCGGGCGGCACCTGGAATGCGAACGCGATCCACGACAGATTGCCGTCGCTGGCCGTCTTGCCGACGACGTGTCCGTCGGCATCGCCGGAGTCCGACAGCACCGAGGCGTCGGCGACGGCCAAGGTCGGGGTCCCGGCCGCGGCGCCGAAAACCGCGCGGTGGCCGAGGTCGATCTGGATCGCGCCCTTGGTCTGCGTCAGCGACGACTTGGTCGCGAAGGTGCCGAGCCCGAGGCGGGTCCGCTCGTCCACGATCGAGCCCGCGCGCTCCCGCGGCCCGAAGGCGCGCTGGAAAACCACCCGCGCGGCGTCGTCGCCCGGCCCGGCTGACTCGCGCGGCCCGAAGGCGCGGCGCAGTATCGCGGCCTCGGCGGCGTCGGCCAGCGACGGACCGACGCGCGGCGCGAAGACGCTGCGCTCGATCGGCGACACCGCCGTCAGGAGATCGCCCGCGCGGGGCTGCCAGACGTGCGTCATTGGATGCGGTTGACGTAGCCGGAGATCAGCAGCACGTTCGCGGACCCGGCGAAGGCCCCGATGGTGAGGCCGTTCTGCAGGACTTGGCCCGTCAGGATCGGGATCGGGGGCGAGTTCGCCGGGATCGACAGCGCCTTGACGATGAGTTGGTCCGGGTCCGTCGTGCCGCCGAACTCGATCGTGAGCGTGACGGCGGCGCCCGAGGTGTTGGTCACCCAGGCGTAGACCTCGTCGAAGCCCGACGTGCCCGAGACGGCGGTGTGGATCGTCGTGCCCGCCGTCGCCGTCGCCACGACCTTGATCGGCTTGCCGTTCGTCGATCCGCTGAGCAGTTGCCGCGAGTACGTCGCCATGAATCAGCTCCCGAAAACCGCAATCTCGACCATGCCGGGGCCCGAGGACCCGCTCGGCGTCGTCAACGACACCCCGGTGCCCGCCGTCGGCCCCGTGCCGAGCGCGAGGGCGTGCGAGCCGCTCGTGTCCTTGCTGAGCGTCGTGCCGCTCAAGGTGGCGTACCAGACCGTCCCGGCGCCGCCGGTGGGCTCCCAGACGAACCAGTCGCCGCTCTGCTGGAACCCCACCGACCCCGTGGCGAAGTCGCCCGGGTCAGGCGTCTCGGGCCGCGGCGGCAGGACGATGACGAGCTTGTCCTCGTCGGGCGCGCCGGCGTCGTCCGTGATGGCGGTCGTCAACGCGATGTCGGTGCCGCCCGTGATGGAGTCGACGTCGTAGAGCGCCCGCGGCATGCGGTCCTTCCAATCGAGGACCGCGACGCGCCAGCCCGGCGTCGAGACGTCGGGCAGCATCGGAGCCTTGACGACGATCGTCGACGTCGTCGAGCCCGCGTCGGTGCGGGCGTAGATGGGCGGCTGCTGCTCGCGCGCGAGCGTGATGCCGAGCGCCATCGCGGCCAGCGCCTGGGCGTCGTCGCGCGCCGCGTGGGCGAGGCCGCGCGGGCCCGCGATCGGCGTCGCGGCGTCGGTGAAGTTGGCCCCGCTGCGCGTGCCGGGCACGATCTCGCCGACGCCGCCGATGCGGTAGGCGGCGCCGGATTCCGCTTGGAAGTCTTCGAAGACGGTCTGGGTGGCCCCCGGGCCGTGCGTGGCGCTGCCCTCGAGGGAGTCGCCGGTCGCGTTCGCCTCCGAGACCCCAGTCGAGATCGGCACCGCGCCGTGCAGGACGTTGTCCTTGCCGGGGATCTTGATCACCGGAGGAATCGGCCGGCCGCTCCCGGGCTCGTACGTGCGGGCGCCGCAGACGTAGCTCGGCTGCGTGTCGGTCCGGAGGCTCGCGAGGCAGTCGGCGAGCTGCTTCGCCGCCGCGGCCATGATGGCGCTCTGCGCGGCCTGCGGCTTCGCCTTGACGGTGAGCTGCTCGAGGATGTCGCTCGCGAGGTTTGAGATCAGCGCCTTGTTGTCGAACTCGATCGTGACCGTCTCGGCCGTGAAGTCGATCTCGCAGCCCGTGACGACGCCCCAGAAGCCGTTGACGTTCGTCGTCTCGTCGACGGGGCCGATCGCCGTCGTGAGCGTGACCCGCATCGAAAGGTCGAGGAACGCGGCCCACTCGCGGATGCCGCTCAGCGTCACGGTGCCGCGCTGATGCGCCTGCTGGTAGGCGTTCCAGAGCCGCTGCGCCAGCGCCTCGTAGTCGGGCGTCTGGTAGTCGTCGATCCAGAGGTCCGTCGGGATGTCGAGCGTGCGGACGAGGTTGAAGGCCTCGCGGGCGTGGCCCGCGTGATCGGAGCCCGCCGGATAGCGCGCGACCCGCACGTCCGTCGTGGTGCGCTCGATCGTGGCCTCGACGCTCTTGGGGGCGACCCATCCGTTGCCGCTGGGGCACGATCCCGCCGGCTTGTCGAGGTAGAAGCTCCGGCGCCGCCAAATCAGCGTCGTCCCGACGCCGCCGCCGCCGACGTATTCGAAAGCCCCCGACGGGTTCCAGTTGGTCGAGGGAAAGCCGCGCTGCGAGTCGAGCGCCAGCGTGCGGGCCGAAGTCCCGACGCCGTAGTCGACCGTCACCTTCACGGGCTTGCAGGTCTCGCTGTGGAGGCCCGACGTCGCGTTCTGGAGGTGGTCGGTCTCGTCGATGTACCACTTACGGCCGACGCCCCAGCGCTCGTTGTCGCCGGTCGTCGTCGACCAGCGGTGGTCCTTCGTGAGCTGCGCGAAGTCGTAGGTCGGCCCGGCGCCGTCGAGCGTCTTGAAGGTCGTGACGAGCGCCAGCAGGCCGCCGACGGTCGTATCGAGCGTGATGCGCAGCCCCGCGCTGCCGTCGCCGACGTCCGCGACGCGGACCTGCGCCAGAATGCGGAAGACGTAGTCGTTGCCCGAGACGTCGGTCCCGTTCGACGTCATGACGCGGAAGGTGCAGTGCTTCCACTCGTCGTCTGTGTGCCGCACGCCCCACTGCGACTCGGCGAAGCTGAGATAGACGCGGTCGTGCGACCCGTCGTTGTCGATCTTGTAGAAGCGCGCCCCGATGCCGTTCAGGCCGAGGTCCGCCTCGCGCTCCGCGTCCTTGTCGTTCCAATCTGCCTCGTAGGCGCGGTTCCACGCGGGCTTGAGTCGCGGTCCCGTGAGGTCCTCGTACCAGAGCGCCGAGATCGTCTCGGTCTTCTGGTGCACGGACCAAATCTGGACCGCCGAGTAGGCGTCCTTCAGGTCCTTCGAAAGCTTGACGCCGCCGGGCGCGCACGCATCGATGGAGAGCGTCAGCGTCGGGAGCGTCTCGGCCAGGACGGGGGAAATGCGGCTGTAGTTGACGGAGCCGAGATAGAACGAGGAGTAGTAGCGCGAGAGTTCGCGGTCGAGCGTGAGTTGCAGCTCGCTGCCGAGCGGGCCGCTCGTGTTCTTGGCCGTGATGTAGGCTTCTTCGTGCTTCGACGGGTCGTCGCCGTCGTAGATGTGGATGCGGTTCCCGTCGACGCCCGGCGTCGCCGTAAAGAGCGACGCCGCCGACATCGGCAACCGGATCGTCGTCGCGCCTCCCGAGGGAGGAAGCTGCTGTCGGAGGTACGCCGTCCCGACCCCGAGCGCGACGCCCCACGGGATGATGCGCCAGGTCGAGGTCCGCTGATCGACGACGAGGCGCCGGTCGGGCACCCAGCGGAGGATCTGCCGGACCGCATCGGCGAAGCCGACGTTCTCCAGCGTCATGGCGGGCGGCCGCGTCGAAAGGTTCGCGATGTCGGTCGCGTCCCAGAGGTCCGCGCCCGCGTCCAGCACGTCCTCGGTCTGCAGCGTCGTCTGGTACTCGTCCGCGAGATACTCGAGGATCTGCTTCACGGTCATGCGGTGGTCCCGCAGATCCGTCTCGCCGTAGGTCCAGGTCGTCGGCGCCGCGACGGTGCCCGCCTTCGGCATCCAGTACCAGTCCGCGGAATCCGTCGCCTGATTGAGCGCCAGCTTCGGCACGTCGACGGTCCCGGGCTGCCGCACCACCTTGACGTCGTTCGCCTTCGCGAGCGCGTCCATGACCACGACCTCGACGGCTCCGTCGTTGCCGGGATTCACGGAGTCGACGAAGCCCTTCAGGAGCCGGACCTGCGTCCCGGCGGTCTGCTCGTTCAGGTGCCACGACGCGAGCGAGACCGCGAGCTCGTCCGGCACTTCGGCGAAGAATTCCACGCGGTCGTTGGGGTTGATCCGGATCGCCCCCGAGGAGCCGTCGGCCCACGACCGGGCGCCGGTGATGCGCAGCTTGAGTTCCGAGCCCCGGTCGAGATCGCAGCGGAGCGAGACGACGTCGACGAGTTCGCGGTCCGCCGCCGCGGTCGTGGAGGGGCGCTGCGCGCCGTCGACGAAGGCGTCGTCGAAGCGATAGCCCGACGTGACGTCGCCGTCGGCGGCGTCGCCGTCCTGAAAGACCATCACGCGGCCCGACGGGCCCTGCGAGCGGATCTTGAGCTTCTTCTGCCGGAGGACGCTCATGTGACGCGCGACCCCCAGGCGGTCTGCGAGCGCCACGTCACGCGGACGCCGGTCGCCCTCGACAGCGACTCGCCGTCCTTGTTGCCGCCGATCTCGATCGAGGAGACGTCGAGCGCCGCGTCCTCGAGCCACCACTCCGGATAGAACAGCAGCGCGCCGTCGTCGTAGTCGTTGGCGAGCGCATTACAGGTCATGAGCGACGAGTCGCCGCCGGTGATGGTCACGAATTCATAGTTGGTCCCGTCGGTGACGTAGAGCCGATAGCTGCCGGAGATCAGCGTCACGACGCCGGGCGGCGACTGCAGCGCGAGCGACGTCGCGCCCGCGGAGATCGGCCCGGAGAGCGCCCCCACTTCGCCGAGGTCGGGGGCGAAGAAGCTGGTTTCGTCGCCCACGTAGAGCAGCGGCCCGCGGCGCGTGTAGCGCGCGGCGTCGAACGCCGACGCGGCCGCGAGGTCGGCGAGGAAGTCCATGCGGCGCTTGCGCCACTCGCCGCCGGTGTCGGACCCGCGCGACAACGTGATGTCGGATTCGACGACGTACGAGAGCGCGAGGCCGCGCTCCGTCGGCGAGGCCGTGTTTTGGAGCACGCCCGGCTGCGTCGGCGCCTGCTCGACCTCGATGCGGATCGTCGGGACCTCCGGGATCGCGAGGTTCGGTACCGCGTCGCGCAGCAGAAGGTTCTTGTAGATCCAGAGATTGCCACTCATCGGGAGATCGCCGCGATGGCCCTCTCGAGCGCCTCGATCTTCTTCTTCTGCGCCTCGGCGTCGTTCTTCGCGACCAACACCGCCTTGGTGAGTTCGTCGACGGCCGCGGCTTCGCGCTTCGCGTTCTCCGACGCCGTCTCCATCTGGTCCGTGAGCGTCTTCGTCAGCTTGTCGACGGCCTCGGAGCGCTTCTGCTCGGCGTCGAACATCGCCGCCGCGGCCTTGTCGAGCTCGGCCGCGATGGCCTCGGACGGCCGGATCTCCTTGGTGGCCTGCTGCTGGAAGACCGCCAGGAGGCCCGCCGCCCCGTTGGCCGCGAGCTCGTCGGTCGTCTGCCCGTCGGAGAGGTTGCGCAGCGAGTCGCGGCGGTCCTTGTTGGCGGCCCGCCGCGCCTTCGTGGCGGCGCGCCGTAGCTTCGCCGGGATCGACGACTCGTCGGGCCCGATGCCGCCCGCGAGCCCCACCAGCTCGTCGCGACGGCTCGTCACCGCGGCGTTGATGCGCGCGATCGCTTCGTCGCGCTGCTTCGCAATCGAGTCGACCTCGCGCTGATAGGCGTCGTTGACGCGCGCCGTTCCTTCGGCGAGCTGCTTCTTCAGCTCCTTGCCGAGCCGCTCCGAGGCCGCCAGCTCGGACTTCTGCTTGCTGAGCGCCTCCTCGAGCGACGACGTGCCCTGCTCGGCGAGCTTCGCCGCCTTCTCGAACGGCGCGACGATGTCGCGCGTCAGGCCGTCGATCTGTACGCGCTGCACGAAGTCGTCGGCGCGCTTGAGCTGGCGCTCGAGTTCCTTGGCGGGCTCGGCGCTCGACTCAATCGCGGCCCCGACGGTGTTGAGGATCGGCAGCAGCTTGACGATCTGGTCGTAGCCCGTGACGGTCGAGAGCTGCGAGGCGATCTGAAACGCCGAGTTGTTGGCCGTCAGCGTGTTGGGGATGCCGCCGGGGCGGTACGCGACCTGCGGCTGCGTGTCGGGGATCTGGCCCTGCGAGACGAGGGTCGGGCGGGTGGCGGGATCCGCGGCGGGGCGCGACGCGGCGCCCTGCGCCCCTGAGCCAACCGGATTGCGGCGCGAGATTTCATCAAGCAACGCGGCGCGCTGCGCCGCCAGCTCGTTGATGCGGGCGAGGTCGGTTCCCTGCGGAGAGAACGACGTCGCGGAGGCCTGCTGCCCGAGCGCGTCGGCGGCGCCCCTGATCTGCTTGACGGCGGCGTTCTCGTCGTCGAACACGCCGCCGCCGGCGCGCTCGTGAGCGGTGTTCTTGATGACCCCGCCGGCGATGGCCCCCGCGGGGCCTCCGGTGAGAAACCCCAGCGCGACGGCGTTGTCGAGCGCGAACGCTTCGAGCTGCTTGAAAGCCTGCTGCGCCCGTAGCTCGACGTACGTGAACGCCCCGGAGGCCGCCGCCCTAAAGCGGACCCACAACTCCTCCGATCCGTTCTTCGCCAGCGCCCAGATGTCCTCCGACTTGATTCGATCGATGAAGTCGGCGACGCGCTTCAGCGGCCCCTCGGCGTCGCCCACGGCCTTGGCGAGCTTTCCCGATGCGGCATCGGCCTCGCGATCGACGAATCGCGCGAGCGCCGACGCGGCTGGCTCGGCGGCTCCGAGCAGCTTGTCGAGCGCGGGCACGAGCGCGCGTCCGATCGACGACGCCGTATTGGCGGCCATTGTGCGGAACCGGTCGAGCTTGTCGGAGGCGTCGTCGCTTTGGACGCCGGTGTCGCGGATTCTCTCCTTGGAGATCGCGAGAGCGTCGGCCAGAAGCGCCTGCTTCTTTTGTTGCTCGGTGAGCTTGTCGGTCGTGGTTCCGAGCGACTTGGCCAGCGCCTCGAAAACGATCTTCTCGTCCTGCGTGACGCCGAGGACCGCGATCGATCGTCCGGAGAGCTGCCCTATGCTGCGCACGAACGACTCAATGGCGCGAGTCGCGTCGGTGCCGACGCCCTTGCCGAGGAGTCGCGCCGCTTCGGCGAGATTTGAGAACTCGTCGATGCTCGACACAACGCCCTCGCGCGCGGCGAGGTTCGCGAGGCGCATCAGTTCAAGATTCGAGACCGTTCCGCGCGTTGCGTCGGATAGCTTTTTGAGGCCCTGCGCCGCCGAGACGCCCGATGCCTTCGCGAGCTTCCCGAACTCTCCTTCGAAGTCGTTCTCGGTGAGGGCTCGCTTGATGCCGTAGATGCCGACCGCCGCCGCGGCCCCGAGGCTGACCTTGAGCGCCGTGCCGAGCGCGTCTCCGAGCGCCCCCGCGATGTCGCCGGCCGCATTCGCCAGCACGCCGCCAAGGCTGCCCGCGACGCTGAGCGCGGCGCCGAACACCTTCGAAACGCCGCCCAGCGCCTTGCCGAGCGACGGCAGCAGGAGGCTGCCGAGCCCCTCGATGGCGCCGCCGACCGCCTGCGTCAGACCGCGCGAGATTTCGCCCGCGAGACGGCTGCCCGCGCCCAAGAGCCCGCCCGCGCCGCGGAGGAGGTTGCCGTTGAGGAGGCCGCCTTGGAACGCCACGCCGAACGCCGACGCGGCTTCTTGGCCGAAGCGGCCGAAGGCCCGCACGGCCGTGATGGATCCCGACGTCACCCCGTTGCCGAACGGGTTGAAGTTCTGGGCGAACGACTTCGACGCCGCCTTGCCCGCCTCGGCGCCGCCCTTCTGTCCGGCCTGTTCGAGCGAGCGCTGGATGCCGAGCCCGAGGGCCGACGCCAGCTTGGCCGACTGGTCCTGTCCGCGCTGCATCCCGGCCGCGAGGCCCTCGACGGCGGTCTTCAGCTCCTTGCCGTAGTCCTTCGCGCCCTTGAGCAGCACGACCTGCAGGCGGTTCGCCGATTCGAGCGTGCGCTGCATCGTCGCGGCGTCGGCGGCCGTGAAGGCCCCTCCGCCCGCGGCGCCAGCGCCGCCCGACGTCTTCTGCACGACCTCGATTTCGAGCTTGGCCATGGTTCAGCGCCGCGCCGCCATCACTCGCACCAAGGCGTCGACCGCCCCCTCGACCCGTCGCGCGTTGCGCGCTTCGGCAAACGCGCAGGCCCGCACCGCCGCGGCGAGGTAGCGACGGAACCGCGGCGTCTGCCCCGAGAGGCCGCCGTCCCGCGGATACCGCCCCGTCCTCGCCGCATGGATGAGCTCCGTCGCCAGCTCCGCCGCGTCGCCCTCGTGCCGCTCGTCCGTGAGGCCGAGTTGCGCGAGGAGCGCGGCGTTCACCCGTTTCCCGCCTCGTCCTCGCGGTCCGCGTCCGACATCTGCGCGACGAACGCCAGCACGCCGGTTTCGAGCGCCTTCGCCGCAGAGAGCGGCAGGCCGCGGAACCACTTGGTCCACGCGCCGAGGTCCTGCTCGGGCTTCGGCCAGCCGAGTCCGGTCGCGCGCCGTACGCACGCCTTCAGGGCCGTCGCCATGGCGTCGACGTTGCGCGCGCCGCCCTGGACGCCGTGTTGGAAGTCGTCCCACTCGCCGGCCGTGGGTTCGCCGAAATCGACGACGCCGAGTCCGCGCTCGACGGCGTAGCGGGCGGCGCGGCGCCCCTCGACGGCGTAGCCCTTGAGCCGCCGATAGAGCGGCGGCTCCTTCGCGTCCTGCGCCGTCGCGACGGCGGCGTCGGTCGTCGCCTCGGCGGCGTTCGTGGTTTCGGTCATGGGTTGCTCTCCTGCGGGCGCGGGATCACGTCGCGTCGTCGTCGTAGGCCTTCACCGTCAGGACCGAGGTCTGGCCGCTGACGAGCGTCGCCGTCGCCTGGAAGTCGATCGCCCGCACGACGCCGTCGACGACAAGCGGCGAGCGCGAGCCGATGTAGGCCGTCGGGACCTTGATCTCCCACGCCGTGTTCTTGACCGTGATGGTCTCGGAGCCGCCGTTCATCGAGACGTCGAGCGTGTCGACGACAATCGAGACGCCGGGCGTGACCGTCGTCACCTTCGCGACCGCGAACTTGTTGGCGGTCGTCTGGTAGAGGATCACGTAGTCGTTGACGGCGAAGCCGGTCGTGGCCGCGACCGCGACCGTGACGCTCGTGCCCGCCGTCAGCGAGGTCGTGCAGGTCGTGGAGCCCGAGGGGCTCCGGCCGTAGCCCGCGAGGCGGGCGCGCACCTTCCGCAGCTCCGCGTGGCGGATGAGGTCGAGGTACTTCGACGACGTGACGACGAGCCGGCCGTTGATCGTCGCCGACGGCTCGCCGAGCCCGGCCGCGGTCCAGGTGCCGTTGAGGCCCGCGGTGCCGCTGAGCCGGTGGTTGTAGACCTCGATGCCGTTCTGGAAGTTGACGCCGAACGAGACCAAGTCGGAGGCGTCGCCGCCCCAGCCGCCGAACGCGTCGGAGTCGTCGGCGAAGTCGACGTCGCAGAACAGGCGCCCGACCGAGTAGGGCTCCTGCGAGGGGAACGTCGGCGACGGCGCCGCGCTCTCGAGCTCGTACTCGGCGTTCAGGAAGCAGTCGAGGTTGAGCTGCAGGACGCCGAGCGCGCCCTTGCGGTTGAACTCGACGCTGAAGCCGTCGCAGAGGACGCCCGTGACCTTCTGGCCCGTGTCGGCGGTCTCGCCGCCGAAGCTCGTCCCGATGGTGGCGTTCCAGTAGGTCTCGAGCGTGGCGTAGCCCGGGATGCCGTCGCTCGAGAGGTTCGTCGCGAGGTTGAGGAGCGTGCCCGCCTGCTCCGGAAAGAGCGGCGTCTGGATCTGCCCCTTGTTGCGGTTGCGCGACTGCAGGAGGACGAAGCGCGAGCCCGGGTACTTGTGCTCGCCCTGCAGCGGCGCCGACTCGACGTTGCCCGCGAGCGTGACGCCGCCTTGGTTGGGGTCGAGATAGACCCACGTCGAAGGCGAGCCCGCGCGGTCGGTCGCGCTCGAGTTGAGGCCGAAGCGATGGAAGAGGGCGTCCTTGGTGATCGTGCCCATGGGGTCAGCTCACAATCGAGGGAATGGCGAGCGTGAAGTCGCACTCCCAAATCCAGAACTGGACGACGCGGTCGCCGGGACGGCGAAGCGGCGTCACGGGTTCGCCGCCGTGGGTGATGGCCTCGGCGAACGCGCCCGAGAGCTGCTGCGCGCGGCCGAAGAGGCGCTTGCGGATCAACGCGACGGCGGCCTCGTGCGTGTCGCGGACCGGGTTCGCCGGGTTCACGGCGTGGACGACGCCGATGCGGAGCGGAACGCTGTCGTGCAGCGAGTTTTCGGCGATCTTCGTCAGCTGCACCTTGCCGCGCAGCTCCACGTAGACGGCGGGCAGGTCCGACGCCGAGAAGAGCGTCTGCCGGTCCATCGGCAGCGCCTGGCCGAGGTAGTCGCGAAACTCGTGCAGGCCGAGCGCGGAGTAGCCCGCGTCGCCCTGCAGCCAGCTCCACAGCGCCACCTCGGCGTCCTTCCAGGGCGTGCTCATCGGGCGAGCTCCGCCGCGGACCACGCCTCGATCTCGCGCTCGAGCAGCGCGTCGAAGGCGGCGGTCGGCCAGAGGTCCTCGTCGCCGAGATCGGCGGCCCGCGTGAGGTCCCAGCCCGAAAGGCCGGCGTCGCCCTCGATGGGGCCTTGGTAGTTGGCGGACGGGTCGACGGTCGCGCGCGTTTTCGTCTTTTCGGTGAAACGGGACGCCGCGGCGCGAAGGGCGCCCGTCCATTCGAGATAGGGGAAGTCGGCCCGCGCTCGCGCGCCGGGCTGCTCCTCCTCGTAGTACTGCGGGATCGCGTCGACCTCGCGGTAGCGGAACTTCCGGCGCACATGCTCGTGGGCCGAAATGCCGAGGCCTTCGTTGCGCGCGACGATCGTCGAAGCGGCGTGTCGCCAGCCGAGGCCGAAGCGCGCGTCCCACCGCTGCAGCGCGAACTCGGCGAGGCCGCCGCGCTCCGCGGCGATGCGGGGAAACGGGCCGCCGTCGAGGCGGTCCCAGAACGACGACCAGTCGGTCGCGCGCTCCATCACCTCCGCGACCTTGCGGGCCGCCTCCGCGTCCGTGGCGACGCTGACGGTCGTCATCGGCGGATCTCCGCGAACATCGATCCGACGCCGTCCTCGTCCTTCTGCGTGGTGCCGTCGGGCAGCACGACGTAGCCCTGCTGCGCGATGAGGTTCAGGCTCTCGATCGCCTCGGCCTCGAGGATCGCGGGCAGCGACTTCCCATCGGGGGCCGTCGCGGTGTCGGAGCGGGCGAAGTCGCGCCGCAGGAAGCGGGCCGCCGCGTACTTCTCGGCCGCGATGGCGACGAGCGGCGGCACCGTGAGCGGCCACGCCGACTTATTGAAGCCGACCAACAGCTCGTCGACCTTCGCGTCGGCCTCGGCCTCGGCGTCGAGCGCGGCCGCGGACTGCGGAGCAGTGAAGGCCGTGGTCCACTTCTGGAGCCAGCCGGACCCCGCCGCGAGCGTGACGTAGCGGCCCACCGTCAATCGCCCTCGAAGGCGTACCAGCGGACGCGGATCGTCGCGGTGCCGTAGAGCGATGCCGCGACCTTGAGCGTGAAGCCGTCGGCATCCTCGGCGTTTGACGTGTACGAGGCTCCGGCGGCCTCGTCGGCGTCATGCGCAATGACGAGCAACTGCGGCGCGCGGAGGAACGAGGTCGTGTAGGCGACCGAGACCGCGCCGGTCCCGGCGACGAGGTCGACCTCTTCGACGCCGAAATCCACGCGCTTGCCGAGCGCGAGCTGCACGGAGCTCACCGGACGAAGCTCCGGGGCGAAGGCGTCGCGGCGTTCATGGCCGCGATTCGACGCGCGCTGACCGGGTCGTCAACCGCGACGCGCCGCGCGGCGCGCCTGCGTTTGGTCGCCGAGCCACTTCGCCCGCAGGGCGCGGCCCTGATTGGTCGCGTCTTCCCAATACTCGCGCGGCACGACGGTCACGAACGAGACGTCGCCGTAGCCGAAGCCGAGCCCCGCGAAATCGCTCGAGGCGTTGCGCTGGTCGTTCTGCCGCGCTTGCTCGGCCTCCCACTCCGGCAGCGTGCGGACGCGCCAGAGCTGGCGCCCGAGCGCGCCCTGCGGGTCGATCTTGCCGAAGCGATCCTGCGGCACGTCGAGGCGGAAATGCGTGTGGCCGTCGCGCGTCCCGGCCGCGAGGGTGCGGCGGCGGTGCATGGCGCGGAGGTGTTCGACGACGGACTTCCGCATGATGTTGCGGTTGGCGTACCAGCCCTTCGTCCCGGGCGCGCCGGGGCGCGGCGCGTCGAGGTGCGCGAGCGCGCGGCCGCGCGTGCCGAAGCGGTTCACGAGTCCGAGCATCTGCTCCGTCGCGCGGCGCGCCTCGTTGCCGAGGTTGCCCCAGACGTTCATCAGCAGGTCCGTGACGGCGTCGGCGGCGTCCTCCGCGACGGCGTCGCGCTCCTTCGCCGGCTCCGCGACATCGACCGCCGCGGCGGCGTCTCGCGCCTTCGCTGGCGCCGCCGTAGGAGCTGCTCCGGTGTCGGGCTGCGGCGCCGGCGGCAGCAGGTCGTCGAGCGGGCGCGGAGCGGCGCCCGGCTGGGCCGCGACGCGGGCGCGCTCGGCCGCCAGGGCGCGGTCGCGCTCGAGCAGGCGCCGCGCCTTGCGATAGGCCGCGTCGGCGATCTCCTGCGCGCGCCGCATCGCCTCGCCCGCGACGCCGGAGGCCCGCGGCGCAAGATCAGGAATGCCGAGCGACGGAACCGCGAGCCCGACGAGGTCGCGCGAAGCGCCGTTGACGAAGTCCGCGACGGTGCGGCGCAGCTCGGTCCGGAAACGCGCGAACGGCATCCGCGACGACGTGTCGAAGTGCTCGTCGGCCGTGATGGGCAGCACGAGCAGTCGGCGTCGTACGCGGTCGCGGAAGAACGCCTCCCACAGCAACAGCGCCGCGAGGGCGCGCGTCCACGTCGAGTCCATGAGCCGCGACGTCTCTTCGACGCCGCGGAGCTGGGCGTCGGCGTATTCGCGCCACGCCATCGAGGGCCTCGCGCTCAGCCGGCCGGCGGGGCCGCGGGCTCGCCGTCGAGCTTCTCGACGAAGTCTTGGCCTTGGTCGCCCTTCGCGGCCGCGAGCTTGGCCCGCAGCTCGGCGATGATGAGGTCGCGCGGATCGACCGGCGCCGCCTCGAGCATCGCGCCCTGGGCCCACGGCTCGTCCTTGACGGCCTCGGCGTACCACGGCGGCGGAACGGCGCCGTCGCCGGTCGGCCAGCGCAGCGCCTTGGCGCGCCGCTCCTGCGTCAGCGATTCGGGCAGCGCCCGGCGGAGGGTTTCGAACTGCTCCGGCGTCGGCTCCGTGGTGCCGTGGCCGAGCGACACGATCTCGCGCGCGTCGACGGAGTGGCGGCGGATCCAGCCGTCCGTGAGATGGAAGAGGAACGCCTTTCCGTCCGACGCCACGGCGGTCTTCTGCTTTTCGGTCATGGGTCCTTCGTTCTGCCCGGAGACGAAGAACGCCGGCGCACCGCTGGGGCGCGCCGGCGTCCGACGCGTCTCAGTCCTTCACGACGTGGGCTTCGTAGGTGATCGTCGGGGTCGTGCCCGCCACCACGGTGTAGAGCCGGAGGTAGCGGTACGTCGCGCCGTTGAGCTCGTTCTGGAACCGCAGGATGTAGCGGCCCGTCGTCGAGTCCTTGTCGGCGTCGGAGAGGCGCGGCCCCTTCGCGCCGATGTGGATCGCGCAGAGTTCGACGATGTTGCCCGCGGTGCCGAAACCGCTGTCGGGCGAGCCCTGCAGGATGATGGTGTAGAACTCGTCGGTCGACGCGATGTCGAGCGCCGAAACGTCGATCACGACGGCGCCGCGGAAGAACGCGTCGCCGAGGTCGAGGATCAGCGAGCCCGCGGCCGACGACGTGACGGCCGCCGACGCCTTCAGTTGAAGGTTGGTGTCGACGACGAAGTTGCGGGAACGAACGGTGGCCATGGTGGTTGCTCCTTTGCTTTCGTCAGAAGGTCAGACCACGACCGCCGCGTTCTTGATGCCGTAGAGACGGCCGATGCACGTCTCCGACTCGGCGATGATCCCGCAGGACCACTCGACGAGGGTCGTGTACTTCTCGGCCGCGATCTGTCCGAGGTCGACCACCTCCATCGGCCCGTTCTGGATGCCGTGGAAGCCGTCGAGCGCGATGCGGATCGCGTAGATGGAGGTGCCGACCGAGGAGCCGCCGCCCGGGCACGCCTCGTCGAAGGCGAGCGAGGAGTTGACCTGATCGGGTCCGTCGGTGAGCAGGATCGGGAGCCCGCCCCACTGCATGACCTGACGACCGAACTCGTCGAGGTAGTAGGTGAGGGGCGCGTCCTTGCCGTTGCGCACGCCCTGCGTGATCAAGCGCCGCATCGCGCGCGACATCACGAGATGCGTCGCGCCCGGGACGTTGTCGAGCAGCTCGTCCATCTTCGCCAGCGAGAGCGCGTCGCCGCCCGACGTCGAACCCGCGGCGATGAGCTGATTGCCGAGGCAGCGGACCTGCAGGCCGTCGAACTCGGTGTTGGTCGACTGCGCGTCGCCCTTGATGACCTTGTGGCCGACCGTGTGGGCCAGCGACTTGACCTTCATCAGCTCGTGCTGCGCCCGCGACGCGGGATTGCGCTTCACGATCTGCCGGTCGATCTCGAGCGTGCCGCCCGCGATGACGGTCGGTTCGAACTGCGGGTCCACGACGCCCGGCGCGGCCGTCCAGGTGCCGCCGATGGCGCGGAAGCCCGTCGACGGGAGGGTCTTCTCCCGGTTCCAGCGCTTCGCGTCGCCCTGAATGTCCTCGAACGGGAGGACCCGGAGGACCTCCGAAGACGCGGCGTAACGAGCCATCACGCCCGCCGTGAGCGGGTTGGGGGCGGTCTTCATCGCCTCCACGAGAGTCAGTGCGGCCATTTGGCGCGCTCCGCCCGATCAGCGCTTCTTCGCCGCCTCGCTCGCCCGCCACGCTTCGATGACCTCGGGCGTCACCGGCTTGGAGGGATCCCACTGGAAACCGCCGGCATCGGGCTTCGCGTCGCCGGTCGGTCCCGCGGTCGCCTTCGTCGTCGGACGGTGCGCCCACTTCATGGACGCGATCCGCTCCTTGACGTAGGCGTCGAGGGGCTTGCCTTGGTGGGCGACGTCGCGCGGGCGGAGCCGTTCCGGCTGGTCCTCGTCCGGCTCGAGGTCCGGCGAGAGAAAGCGGAAGACCGCCTCGGGGTCGTGAAGGTCGAAGCCCGTTTGGGCGATGGCTCCGCGCAACGAGGTTTCGCGCCGCGCCGCCGCCGCCTTGGCCGCCGCCTCCGCCTGCGCGGTCTGCATCTGCTGCAGCTGCGCGCGGAGCGCCTCGACTTCGGGGTTCTTGGCGGGCTTCGCGGGCTTCGGCTGCGCGCCCGTCGGGGCCGTGCCGTCGCCGTCGTCGCCTTGGTCGCCGTCGCCCTGCGGCTCGGCCTTGGGGGCCGTGGCCGCGGACTTCATGCGCTTCGTGATCGCCGCATTCACGGTCGCGGGCACGGTGGTCTTGATCGCCGCGAGCTCTTCCTTGAGCCCGCGCAACTCGGCCAAAACCGCCGCGAGGTCTCCCGCGCCTGATGCCGGGGCTTGGGCGTTGCCGCCGTCGCTATTGGCTCCCGGTTGGCCATGTGCTCCCTGTTGGGACATGGCCGCCATCGCACGCGGGCTGACCTCGGGGTCAACGCCGCTGCACCGGCGCTACGGCGTCGTGACGAACGGGAGCGGGTTCGGCGGCGCGTCGGGCGCCACCGCCTTGTAGTCGGCGGCGTCGATCTCGCCGAGGATCGCCTGCACCTTCTCGGGCGGCAGGTTCCCGGGGGCGCGCGCCGCGATCTGCTTGGCGGTCTCGCGGCGCCACGTCTCGGATTTGACGTCGTCGCGCACCGTCGTGTAGACGTCGATCAAGTCCGCGATCGGCATCAGCGACCAGTTGCGCGCGCGCGTGACCGAGCCCTTGAAGACGCGCTCGTCGGCCGACGGGACGGAACCGCGCGGCAGCAGGTAGCGCGTCGCGATCTCGTGGATCTCGACGTCGGCGGCGACGAGGTTCTTCCAGAGCTTGTTGAGCGTCGGGGCCTCGGCGGCGCTGAAGCTCCACTGCATCGCGGCGCCGCTGCGCGCCTTGGGGTCGCCCTGCGTGGCGAAGGTCCCGGGGTCCATGCCCGCCAGCGTGGCGCCGCGCTCCGCGACGTCGCGCTGCAGGTCCGCCACGGCCCCGATGCCTCCGCCGTCGAGCTGGACGTATTCGGCCGTCTCGTTGGTGTCGGGATCGAGCACGAGCGCGCGGCCGCCGTCGGCCGCGATCTCCTCGATCTTGCGGCGCGACCGCACGAGGAGCCGCGGGTTGCCGTGCAGATGCGCCGTCATCGCCTGATCGCTGCCGAGGATGAAGGCCCGCAGATCGGCGCGCGAAAGCTCGTCGACGTAGCTGCGGGCGCGGAACGCCTTGAGCTTGATGCCGTGGTGCTGCGCCACCGGCACCATGCCGAGGCCATGCACCGCCGACGCGACCTGCCGCGGCTCCGCCGACGAACCCGGCGCCGTGACGACGGGCGCGCCCGCGATGGCGGGCGCGGGATTGACGGCCTCGAAAGTCGTGACGGTCTCGCGCGTGATGACGCGCCACACCGTGACGCCTTCGCGCTGCGACGTCGGCGAGCTCTGCCGCGTCGTCTGCCGGCGCAGCACCACCCAGAGCGGCACGTCGCGCGCGTCGACGTCCCAGTTGATCAGCTCCTCCGCCAGATAGGCCTCGCAGAACGGGAGCTTCTCGTCCGCGGCCGAAACGGCGTCGGGCGTCGGCTCGCGGCCGACGAAGACGAGCGCAATCCCCATCTTGGCCGCCTCTTCGGCGGTCTGCTCGAGGAAGTCGTCGACCGTGACCCCGACGCCGCCCGCGTTGGCGTCGAAGGCCTCGAGCTCGCCCCGGAGCTTCGCGTCGAGGGCCGAGTAGTCGCGCGTCGACGACCCCGCGAACAACGCGCCGACGACGCGCCGCAGCGCGGCCGGGCACAGGCCGAGGTCCTGCGTGAGGCGCAGCCGGTGCCGATAGTTCTCGTTCGATTCGAAGGCGCCCTGCGGCAGCCACTCGCGCTTGTCCTCTTCGCCGTCGACGCCTTCGCCGAAGTCGCGGTAGCGGCGCCAGAGGTCGACCATCGCCAAGTAGTGCGGATGCTTCTGGTCCAACAGGGCGCGGAGTTCAGCGGCCATGGCGTGGTCTCGCGTTGAGGTCGAGGTCGACGGCGCGCTCGGGCGCGCGGAACGCGTTGGGCCGGTGCTTCGCGTGGAGGAAGTAGCCCGCGGCGTCGTAGGCGTGCGTGCGTTCGGGATCGCTGCCGTCGAGGCGCGCGCCCGATTGATCCCACTGGACGATTTCGCAGTCGAGGATGAGGTCGACGCACGAGGGGTCGACCTCGACGAGCCCCGCCGCGAACGCGGCGTTGACCGCCACGACGCGGTCGACGACCGGCGGATTCGTCGACGGGTACATCGGCTGCGGAGCCAGCGGCGCGAGGCGCGTCCGGAGGTAGTCCCATCCGGTGCGGCCCGTCTGCGGCGAATGCAGCGACCCCTGCGGCGCGTCGCCGTAGAGGTGCGTCGCGGGCGGCGGCACCTTCAGGCCGCGGTCGTTGGTCGTGAAGGCCGCGGCCAAGATCGCGTCGGCGAGCGAATCGAGATGCGGCGCGCGGATGGTGCGCAGGAATTGAACGCGCAGCACCGGCTTGCCGCCGACGTCGACGAAACGCTCCTGCGCGAAATGGCAGACCATCCGCGAGACGTTGAAGTCGAAGCAGAGGATCAGCGGCGTCGAGGCGTCGCGCGTCAGCGGCCGCGCGGCGTGCTTCGCGCGTTCGAACGCCGGGCAGACCCGCATCGCCCCGATGGGGACGAACATGCCGCGGAGCTGCTGGTCGGCGAGCCCCGGGAACGCCTCATAGCCGCGCTCGAGGTCGGCGATGTAGTCGGGGTCGAGGAAGAAGTTCTCGCGCGTCTCGCTCTGGATGAGCCGCGTCCGTCCCGGCTTCGCCTCCTTGACGAAGATGCGGTAGGCCTCGCGGAATCCGTTGGGCGTCGAGGTGCCGAGGAAGCGCGGATAGGGGGCGATGCGGCCGCGGAGGCGCTCGCGCAGGATCCGGAGCGCGCGCGGCGGATAGAAGTCGAACTCGTCCGCCCACAGGAAGTCGAACTCGCTGCCGAGCAACGGCTCGGGGTTGTCGATCGACCGCAGATGGACCTCGGCTCCGTTGTCGCAGACGAGGCGGCGGGGATTCGTGCGCGGCGCCGCCGTGATGCCGATCAGCGCCAAGTCGGCGACGAGCCGTTGTTCGATCGCGATCGAGAGCTGCGCGTTCGTGAGCGCGCACACGCCGTGCAGGGCCGCGGGGTACTCGGCGACGTTCTTGGCCGTCCACAGCGTCCCGACCTTGGTCTTGCCGGAGCCCAATCCGGCGATGTAGGCCGTCATGGGCTCGATCGACTCCAAGACCTCGAGCTGCTTCGGCAGGAGCTTGAAGCGCACCGTCGCGTCTTCGTCGACGTGGCTCACGCGCGCCCGCTCTTTTGGCCTTCGGGCGGCTTGGCGGTTTCGAAGATGACGCGCGAGACGTGCTTGCCGAGCGCCTTCTCGAAGCCCGACTTCTCGAGGCGGAACTCCGGCAGGCGCCGCGCCGCGATGTAGCGGTAGTTGCCCGCCAAGACGGCGTTGGTCTCGGTGCGGAGCCCGCTGAGGATCGGCTCCATGTACTTCGCGAACGCGACCCCCATGATCTCGGCGAAGCGCGGCTCGTCGTCGAGCCACGAGAGGACCCACCGCTTCGTGACGCGGTTGCGCTGCGCCGCGACCTCGATGGAGCCGTGCTGCTCGTAGTGCTTGGCGATCCGTCGCGCGAGCTTCCACGTCCGCTCCCGCTTGCGCAGCCGACGATTCGCCGCCGCCGACATGGCCGCGGCCTCGACGGTCACGCGGAGTCGTCCGCGCCGATCCGTTCGGCGCTACGGCCGCGCAGCGCGCGCGCGCGGCGTTGTTGGCGGCGCCAGATTTCGCGGCGGAACTCGGGCCCGCGCTCCGCCAGCAGCGCCTTGGTGGCGAAGCCGCCGCGGTCGTGGTCGAGTTCTGCGGGCTCGGCCGCGAGGCGGAGCGCGTCGCATTCCGCCTTCGCGGCCGCGACGCCACGCTCGATCGCTTGGCGTTGGTCCGGCCGCAACTTCGAAAAGAGGTCCGGGCCCTCGTCTTCGCACTGGCCGCCGCGGCCCGCGAGCTGCGCGTAGTGGCGGCGGCAGTCGTACGGCGACAGCGCGCGGAGGCAACGGTCGGCGACGGAGGCGATCGAGAGGCAGGCCGCGTGACCCATGCGGCCGATTAGAGGTCGGCTGACCGCCGCGTCAAACCGCCGGGCCGTCGGCCTTCCCGCGGCGCGCCAAGGCGCGGAGGCGCTCGATGGGGTTTCCCTGCGTGTCGCCGCGCAGCGCCGCCTTGGCGGCGCGCTCGAAGTCGTCGTCGGCCAAGTCCGCGGTCTCGCGCAGCACCGTCACGACGAGGGCGTCGTCGGCGCACAGCCGGAAGAACGGCAGGAGGTCGGCGAGGAGCTCGCGGCGACGCGATTCGGAGGCGTTAGGCATACGCTCAAGCGGCCGCGACGGCCGAGACGAAGAGGATTCCTATGGGCGAACGCGAGAAGGCGCGGCGCATGTATCTGCGCGGCGCGCGTCGGAGGCGCTCGACGGAATGTGCGGTCGAATCTTGATGGCGAGCGTCGGTTGATCGGTCACGGCCTCAATCCTCCGCCGTCGTCGCGATGCTCGCGGTGCGTCGCGCAGTAGCGCTGCACGTCGGCTTCATTGCGCGCGCGGAATACGCAGTCGTCTCGCTCGATCGGGCGATCCGGCAAAGGGTCGCCCCGCGCGATCGCGCCGATCGGCAACAACCCGTGCGCGATGCGGCACTCGCCGCGGTCGGGCAGCTCCCACTCCTCGACGCCGTACTTCGGGCAATAGAGCGCCGTCACTTGGCCGACTCCTGCGCGCGGCGCAGCCGCTCAAAGGCCGCGCGAAGCGCCACGACCTCTTCGTCGCCGTCGAAGTAGTGCACCGGAGCGCCGCGGTTGCGGTCGAAGTATTCCAGCAGACCGACGCCGAATCGCGCCGCCGACGCCAGCGCCTCGACGGTGTCGCGCGTACTGAGCGGCCACCCATCGACGCCATAGCGCCTCACGACGGCGTCGAGGAGTTCGCCGATGGCGGACGCCGATGCGCGTGGATCTTTTGCCGTCACGCCGTCAACTCCGCCGGCGCGACGTAGCGCCCGCCGAGCGCCGCCTCGAAGTCGCGCGCGAAGGCCTCGACGTCGCGGGCGACGAAGACCCACGCGCCGCCACGCACGAGGTGCCGCATCGTGTCGAGCTGCGCGGGCGTCGGATGCTCGCCCGGCAGTTTGACCTCGACGGCGACGAGCTTGCCCGACGGCAGCGCCATGCCGAGCAGGTCGGGCGTGCCCTCGGGCGCGAGCTTGAGGTGCATCGGGATCGGGGTCGCGCGCCGAATGCCGTCGTGGCCGTGGCGCTTCGGTCCGTACTTGAACCCGTGCACCTCGCCCGATTGCACGCGCACCAGCCAGAGCGACGAGCGGCGCAAGTGCGCCCAATCCAGCACCGCGCATTGCAGCGCCGTCTCGGCGTTGCCGCCGCGTTTCGGCCGCGAGCGCGCGAGCTTCGCCGGGAGCTTGCCGACGCCCGGCAGCGCGAGCTGGCCGTTGAAGCAGACGGCGCCGCGGCGCATCAGTCGTCGTCTCCGTCGGGATCGTCGATCGAGAGGTCCTGGCCGAGCCGCGCCGCCTCCGATTCCGCGTAGGCGCGGCCGGCCGCGATGCTGCCGAACACCTTCGTGGTTCCGTCGGGGAAGTGGAGCGTGCGCGTCGACTCGTCGAAGCGGAGCGCGGGCGTCTCGGCGTCGTCCGCGTCCTGCGCGCGCGGCTGCGGCGTCGTTGCGCGATGCCGGCGGTTCGACTTCGAGAACCGCTTCAGCGCGCGCCCCTCGGCGCGCAGCTTCATGGCGCGGAGGTTCGCGGCGTTGGGCGTGATCCCGAACATCTTCGCGATTTCGTCGATGTGATCGGCCGCGTTCCACGCCTGCGCGAAGAGATCCGCGTTGTAGCCGGGCGCGCGATCACGCTTGGACGCCAGTTTCTCGGGCGCCGGAGGCTTCGCCTTCGACGCCGCCTCTTGGTGGCGGAGGTAGCTGGCCGCGTCGTCCCAATGCCCGATTGCGGCGGGCGGCTGGGGCGCGGCCGTGCCCGCGGCCGGGTTCGTCTCCGGCGCGCGCTTCACCGGCGGAGCGAGCGTCAACGTCGTCTCTTGGTCGCGCTGCGCCGCAAGCCCCCGCAGCAGCGCCACCGCTTCATCGACGGACTCGCACTCGACCGCGGCCGCCGCTCCGGCGAGCTGCACGCTGAGCCGGATCATGCCTCGGTCTCCTGAAACCCCGCGATGGAGCGCGGCCGCATTGCCGCGATGGAGCGCGCCACCGACTCCACGGCCTCGGCCGACGCCTTCACGGCCTCGGCCGCGACTTTGAGCGCGTCGAATTCGCGACTGCGCGAGACAACGGTCCGATCGACCGCCTGCGCGGCGAAGTCGACCGCCTGCGCGGCGCGCAACACCGCGTCGGCGTCGGCATGGCGACGATTCGGCGCGCGCCTCATCCGCGATCGTCCTTCGGCGGCGTCAGGGGCGCCGCCACGGAATTGAACGCCGCGATCATCCGTTACTGCTCGATCAACACGGCCGCGAGAAGGGTCGTGCCCGCGAGGCCGTCGACGAAGTGGAAGCGGTGCGCGATGTTGACGGAGCCGTTGTCGGGCTGCGGCGACGGAAGCCAAGCCGCGAAGAGTCCGCGCGAGCGGCGACGCAGCTCGTCGATGAGGTCGCCGCTCGCGTAGCCGTCAAGCGGGTTCAGTGCTGAGGGTGCGCCGCTCACGCCCGCATGTTGGCCGGCGCCAAGGACCGCTGTCAAGCGACGCCGGTTTACAAAATATGGCGTCGAACCTCAGCCGCGGAGGATCCACGCGACGCCGAAGACGAACCCTAAGGCGAGCAACACGCCGGCCAGCGTCGCGAGGGCGCCGCGCCGCATCGCGGCCCGCGACGCGAGGTCGACCAAGCACGGATCGCAGAGCGCGCCGAACGTCGCGGCGGGGCGGTCGCCGCAGAGCGAACACGAGCAGTCGGCGCACGTCGCGGCGTCGGGCTTCGCGGGGCGGACGGCGCAGGACTGGCAACGGATGGCGGAGGTCGTCATCGCGGCCCCTTCGGCGCGTCGCCGATGTTCGTGATGACGCCGACGCACTTGTGATCCTTGACGGCGAAGACAATGCCGGGCGGAATCGCGTCCGTGGCCTCGACCCGAATCGTCAGCTCGTCGACGCCGACGCGACGACGCAGTTCCGCATTCTCCGCCGCCAACGCCTCGACGAGTTCGCGCGCCGCCTCGAGGTCGAGCTGCGCCAGCGCGGCGCGCTGCCGCGCCTCGTTGAGGGTCCACGGCTGCCGCCGACGGATCGCGGCGAGCGTCGCCTCGAGGCCGACGTTGCGGGCCTGGTGGTAGGCCGCTTCGCCGCGCCAGTACTCGGCGGCGGCGAGGGCTTGCTGCAGGTCCATGGGGTCAACCTCCATGCGCCGTAGCGCGCCCGCGCAGCCACGCCGCGATACGGAGCCGCGTCGCGTCCGAGAGCGTGCCGTCGTGATGCCCGAGCGCCTCCATGGCGTCGGGCTCGAATTGCTCGACCGCGGAGGCGGCCGCCTTGAGTTCCGCCGCAGGCCGGATGCTCCGTAGAGCGCGCTCCTCATTCAGCTCGAAGTTCGCCTTACCGCGGCACCCCTTGAGCGTCGCCTCGGCGTCGAGCTCCCCCGTACGCGCGTCGTGGACGCAGTCGGCCCGCATCGAGCCCGCGTGCGCCGCGATGAGACGTAGCAGGTCCGCCACCTTCGCGCCGGAGGTCACGCCCCGCCTCCGTCGCGCGTACGCGCGTTATCGGTCCCTCGGGCCGCGTCGGCGTTGCGTTGTCCGCCCAACACGGTCGTGAGCTTCCGCAGCGCCTCCGCCTTCTTCGCCCGCTCCTCGTCGGGGCTCGGCTCCGGGACGCCGCGGGCCGCGCTCAAGCGGTCGATCCGCCGCCGAATCTCCTCCGGCATCGGCACGCCCGTGAGGCCGCGCGCCTGCTCGGCCTTCACCTCGGCGGCGTACCGCGCCTCCGCGTCCTCGCGCTTCCGCGTCGCCCGCTCGCGCGCGTTCTCGGCCGCGGCCTTGCGGATCGCCGGAATCGGATTCCCGATCGACTCCCACTTGTCGGCCAGCTGATCGAGCGCCGCCGTGAAGTCGGCGTCGCAGAGGTCGGCCGTCCGGGCCACGATCAGGGCCAGCGACGTCGGGGCCGTGTCGGCGCGCCAGCCGAACA